TGCCGCGGAAATACTCCGGCAAGCGGGTCAAGATCGTGGTGCTGGAACCCTGAGACTTCCCGGCAAATTTGCCGGGATGTCTCCGTAAAAACTATATCCTTTTTCGACGACCCCTCACGCATGGCTGAATGCAAATACATCTCCGACCGCGAAGCTAAATTCCTCGCGGCTGTCCTGGCGGCGCTGATCATCATCCCGGCGCTCTGGATGGCTCGCGAGGTCCTGACCGCGCCGCAGACCATGATCCCCATCCTCATCGGCGTCCCGCTGATCGCCGCGATCATCTGGTACGAGTGGGGGCGCACATCGCAGAACTGGGGGGCCTACGCACTGTTCCTCGCCGCAGCTGGAGCACTTCCGCTCGGGGCACTGATGTACGTCTTCGTCGGATGGATCCCCGTCGCGCTCGGGATAAAGCCGATCATCGTCGGGGCGGCGTTCTGGACCTCCGCTGCACTCGCAATCCTCCGGCAGATTGTGATCCAGCGGCAGAAAAAGAGTTAGGGGAGTTTCATGATGTACGCCAAGGCGTAATACGGCGGCCGGTTCTCGTGCGCCTGCCCGCCGCCGGCGCTGCCGGTTGTCGCTGGATATGATCCGTAGATGGCGCCGCCAGACATCGCAACCGTTCCTCCCTGTCCAGAAATTACGGTATAGGAGTGTGCATGCGTTGGCATCTCGTCAGTGGTCAGGGTATGGGTGGCCTCGCCACCAGTTGCGCCGACCGCATACGAGGAGCCAGCGCCGACGACGAACCGGTCCCGGAGATCCGGAGTGCCATTTGCCCCGTCGCAGAGGGCCCACCCCCAAGGTATGTTGGCGATCGCCCCCGACCACATGATGATCCCCCCGACGGGCGTACAGGATGCGATAGGCACGGTCGCGTCGATCACGTCGCCGGTCGCGATCACCGACGCCCCGGCAGGCACCCGCACGATCGCGATCAGACAGGTATTCGCGGGCTGCGGCGGGCATTTCTGTTTCTCGGTCCCTTTCGTCGCCGCGAGCACCCCTGCGGCCGATATCGTGATCAGATCGTAGCGGTCGAACGCGCTGCCGGCGTCTAGCGTCACGGAGCCACCCCCATACCCTCGCCCCACCTGTGCAATTTGGACCGCGCCGCTCGTCACTGAGACCACCCGGTTCGATCCGGTCGCGCTCGCGGTGCAGCCGGAGAGCACCCCCGTCCCCCGGAACGCTGCGACCATTGCGTTCCACTGCGGGGCGAACAGCCCCATCCCGTCCTCTATGGAAATCATGGATTTCTCACCCTGTACAGTACCTCGAATTCAACCTCGATCGTCTCGTTTTTCTCCAGCTGGAGAAACGTTTTCCGGGAGAGAAGACGGTTATCGGCCGTTTTCACCCCGACCTCCGCGAGCAGGAGCCCGTTTGCGTCCCCTGCCGTGAGCCGGCCGCTCGCGACCACCTCCCCGGTGCTCCGAGTCGCCAGGCTGGCGGGTTTCGTGATCACCTGTGCCTGCAGCGCCGTGTCTCCTTCGTTCTCCGGTCGGGTGCCGGTCCCGATCACCACCGTTGACAGGAGCCCCTGCCAGAGGTCGCGCTGCGCGTTTCTGCCGATTGTTGTTATCATCTAGATCACCTGCACTCTGTCGCCCCGGCGGTCCCCGAGCAGGCCGCCGCCGACGTCCGGATGCCCGACGCCCCCGCCAGCCCCCGTGTCTCCGAACACGAACATGTCGTCCGGGATCGCCCGGGTGTAGACCCGGAGTTCGACGTCAGTCACGATCTCCTCGGTCAGGTCGACGATCTCGAGCAGCGCAGCGTCGCCGTCTGCCGCCCGGGCATCGATCCGGCTTACCTCGTCCGAGAGCTCGACCAGGACGTCGACGACGCCTCCTGCGTTCTCGGCGAGCTTCACTGTCGTCTCCCCGCTAGCCCACGCATACTCGATCTGCGCCACCCGGTAGGTGCCGTTGACCTGCTGATCCGGCACGACCACGGTGCAGACGTCGCCCGGGCGGATCCTGGTGCCGCCCCACGTCCGGATCGTCCCGGTCCGGATCACCTGCCGGTCGGCGAGGATCGCGGTAGCCTTCTGCCGGGCCTCGGCTTCGCTCGGGATCTCCGGGTAGGTCTTCACCACCTCGATCACGACCGCTCGGGGCGCCCCGAATTTCTCCTTGAGCGCGAGCTGTGCCGCCCGGTTCTGCACCGAGACCGCGCCGGTGGTCGGGGAGGTGCCCCAGTACACCGTTGCTTTGTTGATCTCGACCTGTCCGTCTTCCGAAAACCGCGCGTCGTAGTATTCCCCTTCGACGAAATCTCGCGGGCTCCGGTTCACCGCCCGGGGACGGAAGAAGAACTGCATCGAGTCATCCGCACCCCACTCTTCCCCGTCGCTGCCGTTCGCGAGTTCGGCGATCACCACGTCGAGATATTCCCCTTTCCACGTCGCCGAGATCGTCCGGTCGTAGGTGACGGAGACGAGCGCGGGATTCCACTTTAGCGGCGTCAGCGTCGTGATCAGGTCCTCGAGGATCGCGGAGACCGTCTGTGAGGAGTAGGTTTTGAAGACCGCCCGCCGCCGGATCCAGAAGTCATGAGCGAGGAGCTTCAGCGTCGTGGTGCCGGCGTCGGTCGTAACCTTCGACACGAACCCGCCCATCCGGAGCGCGAGCGGCGATCCTCGTTCCGAGACCCACAACTCTAGCGGCGTATCGCGGGGGTAGATCTGCTCGATCGTCGAGTCCGGGTCGTAGATCTTGACTTCGGCGGTGCGGCCAAACCGCGAGAACGCATCCTGCACGTAACAGTCGAGGATGCCGGGCACCCATGTGGCCGTCGTCGGCGCGTAGAGTTTCCAGACCGTCGCCCGCTCTGTCCGGGCGGGGAAGAGGGGGCGGACCCCGAAGAACTCCGCGAGCGGGGAAGAGGGTTGGAGATCGACGGTGAGAGGAACCGTCTCATCGAACCGGAACAATACTGGGGTCACTCGCTCTCCCCCGCCGACGTCTCGAACCCTGCGATGAGCCGCAGCGTCCATCCGACCCGGTCCTTTTTCGTCGATTTATTCTTCCTCAACTCATCGATCGCGACTTTCGGGAACACACAGCCGTCGACGGAGTATGACAGTTCTGCAGGCGTCGCTGCCGTATACCGATCGTCGCCGAGGACCAGGTCGAAGTTCTGCTCCTCCTGGAGGTTGAGGATCTCCAGCACCCGGAACTGGTCGGCCGCCGAGACTGTCGGCCGGCCGAAGAGCGTCTGCACGGCGGCTTTGTGGTCCGCAGGCATCTCGCTCGTCGGCACGAACTCGCCTTGCAGGGTGATCTCGTGCCGGCAGATCAGTTTGTTCTTCACGATGGTGCCCCGGCCGCCGGACCGGTCGCCGGTGAACAGGCTGTTCTTGAGCACGACGTTCTCCTCTGCGAGAGGGGCGAGATAGAGGCGGACATATCCGTTCACCCCAAGCGTGCAATAGGTGTACGTCACCGCCCCTGCCTCCTGAGTTCGTCCTGCCACATCTGCCCGAACAACTCCGCGAGTTTTCGCTCATCGAACCCGGTCGCGTCCGCTCCCGAGACGGAGACCGCGCCGCGCTCGATCGTGAGGTAGACATCTCCCCCGCGATCCTGCGTCGGCATCGGGACCGGCTGCTGATAGGTCTGCCCGATCCACGCGGTCCCGCCCGGCGGTGTCGGCTGCTCCCCGGACCCGAATATCCATTTGTCCATCTCGCCGATCAGGTCGGAGACGGCGCGGTTCGGCGGCAGCCCTTTGATGATCACGCCCTCCCGGAGCCCCTCTGTGAGCCCCCACTTCTCCCACCGGCCGAGGAGTTCCGATCCAGCGGAGTCGAGTGTCGCCTGCAGGCGTTCGATCTGGGGCATGAGGAGCCCGCTCAAGACGGGGATTTTCGAGACGATGCCTTCCATCCAGTTGAGCGCGAGCTGTGCGCCCCACAGTCCCGCGCTCGCCGCGACGAGTGAGAACCACTCGACGATGTTGTCTTTCAGGTTCCCGAGGATCGTGATCGAGTTCTGTACGAAGAGCCCGAACTGCGCCCCGGCGTCCTCGATTGCCTGGATGACACCGAGTTTCCAGAGCCCCCAGACCACGATCCCCCCAAGGACAAGCCCTGATACTCCGGCGACCGCCGTCCCGAGCGTAGTGAGCCCCCCCGCTGCGGTCGTGAGCGGGAGTTTTGCCAGGACCCCGGCCAGCCCGGCACCGCCGAGGAGCCCGTTCAGCGGCCCGAGCAGGAACGAGAGCCCGGCAACCGCCCCGGAGATCGCGAGGAGGCCGAGAGTCACCAGGAGCCCGTAGGCGAACACATCCTTCAGCGGCTCAGGTAGCCTCTCCCACACATCCGTGAGTCGTCCTGCTACGCCCTCCAGGCCCTCGAACGCCGGTACCCACCGCTCGCCGATATCCATCGCGAGCATGGAGAACTCCAGATATACGCCGTTGAGTGCGGCCTGGAGGCTAGGAGATGCCGCGACCACGGCCGCCAGCGCACCGGCTGCCGCGAGGCCGATCGTCGTCAGGGCGGTTTTGTGCCGCTCCATCCACCGCTTTGTTTTCTGCTCGTTCTTCTCGGCGTTCTTCGCGGTCTTCGAGATCGCCTTATCAACGCGATCCTCGTCCCGGATCAAGCGGTCCGCGCCGGATGAGGTGTATACGACCGCGACCTCGCTGACGACTACCATCGCCGCCTCCCTTTCTTTTTAGCCTTGTCCTGTTCTTCCCTCACTCGTCTCGCCTCCCCTTCCAGGATTGCCAGGTGCGCCCGATACTCGCGGGCAGGCAGTACAGCGCGGGCGTCGAACGGACACCCGTACTTCGCCCAGAACGCCGCATCCTGCAGCACCCGGGCCTCCCACTCCTCATCAGCGACGACCGTGTCGCCATGCCCGTAGTCAGCGAAACCCGATCCGGGTTTCCTCGTCGAGTTCCACGAACTCCTGCACCGCGTCCGCGAGCGCGTCCCGGATGTGGGCCGGGAGCAGGGCGATGTTCTCCTCCGTCGGGGCGAACCCTTCCGGCCCGGAGACGACGCCGACCCGGATGTATTCGGTCTTCAGCGCCCGGAGTTCGTCTGCGGTGACAGTGTCGCCCCGCCGGCGCTTCCGCATCCGAACCGCCTTCGCCTCGATCTGGTCCCGCTCCAGCTGGGAGATCGCCCGGACGCGGAACCGGATCTCTCCGTCGCCTGCCGGGAACACGAGGTCTTTCGTCTCGCTCTGCAGCCGCTCGAACGTCGCGACCGCATCCTGCCAGGACAGATCAGCCATGCGATCACACCCCCGCCGGGACGCGGATCTCGATGCTCGAATTCAGCGGACCGACCGAGAGCACGGACTCGAGCGACCCCTTCTCGCCGATCGGGATCGGGGCGTCGAGGATCGTACAGTCCTCGAACGTGACGATCACGGCATCCGTTGCGGTCGCCACATCAGACCCCGCGCGGAGGAACGGGATCACGATATCGACAGGGTCACCGTCTGCCCACGCCGCCGCAAACAGCGAGTTGTCGGTCGGCAGGAACCCGATCTTGACATCGTACTTTCCTTCGGCCTCGCCCTCGGCGACATCGTAGGCCCCCCGGGCGCCGTCAGCACCGTAGGGCTCGAGCCCGTTGTTCCACGTTGCGTCGAGCGAGGTGATCGACGCGAGCGGGTCGCCGCCGACCGTCGCCCGCGCCCCGATCATCCAGAACCGGTACGGCTGGAGCGCGGGGACCGTCACCGCCGGGAACGACGACACGGATGTTTCGACCTCGCGGGATGCCGCCACAAAGTCCATCGTGGCCACCAGAGCCTCCCCCCTCTTCGCCGAGAGCGACAGGTCTGCTTTGCACCCGACGAAGTACTCGATAAACGCGGCGTCCTGCTGCGTGTGCTGCACCGTGATCGTCGGGAGCGTGTCGAGTTCGGTAAACTTCTTCCCGGTGTATCCGGTCCCAGTGACTGTCTCAGATTTTCCGAGCGCGCACTGGAACGGTGCGTTGTCATCGAGGACCTCGAACGGGATCGAGAACGAGAGATCGTACTCGTCCGCGCTGTAGAGGAACGGCCCCCGACGGTGCCCGACCGACCCCTTCGGCGTCTTCGGGTTCGCCGCCGGCCAGTCGATCGCGCTCGTGATGAGGCCGAACGGGGTATTCGCAGTCGCTGCTCGCGTGTAGGGCTCCGTTTCCGCGCCCCACGATACTGTGCCTTTGCTTGCCTGTAGTTTCCTGACCATTTTCACGCCCCTCCAGGGGCAGTATATACGGTTCCCTTGACAACGATTTTCCAGCGCCGGATCTGCTCGTTTGCATCCCAGGTCATCGGGATGCCCGGGGAGATCTGCGGGTCGGTAAACCCGGCCGCGTTGAGTGCGTCGACATGTGCCTCGACCCATGCTCGGACCTCGTCGCGGATGCGGAACATCTGCGTTGACGATATGGCATGGATCTCGATGTCGACGGCATACGTATGCTGCCAGAGGTCGGCACGGCTGTCGGGTCGGTCGCCAACGTCGGACCCCTCACCTACAACGATATGTGGGTAGAGCAGTCCTCGATCAGGGAACTCCGTCAGCACCATCGGTGCTGCACCGTTTCGCCTGGCGGACGACGGATCGAAGATGTCGCCGGCAGCGACAGCAGCCCGCAGGCCGTCCCGGAACAAGTCCCGGATGATCGCGGTGCTCAGGCTACGAGAAGAGATTTCGGTCGTCGTCATGGGAACCCTCATTTGAGTTCATTTCAGTTCTCCCGCGCATTTGCGGCTGTGTTCTTATTGCGTTTCGAGTTCGCGGAACCGGGCCTGGACGTTGCGCTCCAGGGTCGGCGCGACTATGTCGGCAGCGAGTTGAGCCGGGGCAAACCCCTTGAGGCCATGCACGGCGATGTGCTGCCGGAGCGCGAAGATCATACTGTCCCAGGTCTCGCCCTCTCGCGGCACGAGCCCAGCCTCCCGCGCCCATCTCTCGATGGGTTCCGGCGGGGGCATCTTTGATCCTGGAGCCCGGCCATACTCGGCGATCACATGCTGGATCGTCTCTCCCTTCACCACATACTCATCTGCTCCCGGGAGTTCCGGCCACACGGTGGTCCGGGCGATCGCTTCCCCGGTCCCGACATACGGCCGGCCATGCGCCCCGTCAGCACCGAGCCCCTTCTCCAGGTTCTCCTGATACTGCTGGCGGGTGCGCTCGGCGGCTTTCCAGAGTTCTTCCGAGACGATCTGGCGGTAGTCTGGGAGACCTTTGTACGAGACCTTGATCTCGTAGGACGTCCGGCTCACCCGACGACCTCCTGCAGGTAAAGGGTATTTTTGGTCACGCCGGTGAACGGGTGCTTATCCCGCTTCGCGTCAGCGACACGATAAACCTGATACTCCTCCCGATCGAGGCCGTTGGGCGCGACGCTGCCTGCTCCGAATACGACCGTATACCCGACGCCGCCGGGGATCTCCGGGCGGGCGATCTGGATCGTCCATGTGGCCCCCGACCCTGAGACCCCGATCACCGCAGCGTCCGGCACCGTGAGTAGGAGATCCCCCATACCCTCGCGGTCCGGCTGCACCTTGATCCACTCGCTGAGCGTCGCCCGCCTCGTCGCAGTGATACCGCGCCCGGCGAGGTCGCGTGACTCCTTTTCCGACGGCGACGAGACGAGTGCTTTGACGAGCCGCAGGTCCCACGAGGACGCGGCAGGGTCGAATGAATCATAGTCATCGAACGCCGCCACAAGGCACCGGATGAGCACGGCCGTCTCCCCGACCCCGGCGACGGCTTGCTCCACGGGGCCGGGAGTAACCGCCGGATCGGGCAGCACCGCCGAGCCAACGTCGAAGTACTCCGCGAGCGGGAGGTTGGTGTCGAAATGGAGGGAGATGTCGGGGAGCGGCATCTCACCGCACCCCCGCCAGCCAGAGGATCAGGGTGATGATTGCCCCTCCGACCAGGCCGAGGCCCCCGGCAATCGCCCCATCTCTGCCGAGCCACTGGTGCCGTTGGGACTCGAGTGGCCGGAGCCGCGCCTCGTGGTCGTCGAGGCGAGAGATGATGTGGTCGACCTTCTCGTCGATCCTGACCAGGAGGTCGTGGTCGCTCACCATCAGGCCGCTCCTGCCGCACGATAGCGGTCGATGACCTGCATCTGCTCAGGCGCGAGCACCATGAGCCGAGAGAGCTCCGAGTATGCGACACTGTAACCATCCATACTCATCGAGGAGGCCCCTTTCGTCGCCCGGTTTCTCGCGGCGTGGGTGAGCGCCCCTGCGACGAGGTCCTCGACGATACCTGCGATCGCGCCCGGCGCTGCCGTGTAGCCGTATGAGTAGGTTACGGAGACGTTGCGGAGTCCGATGGGCCACGTGGCGCCGTCGATGCGCTCCAGGATGCCCGATCCGACATCGACCTCATACTCGAGATCCTCGGTGAGCGAGACCCCGCCGACCGCGACGGAGGCCACGGCGACGATCGGGTGGCCGCGGAGCCGGAGCCGCCGCCGGCCTGAGCCATCGTAGCGCTCAGCCACGTCCTCGTGGAGGGCAAAATCCCGCCCGCAGTAGAGGTCGACGGTCTCGGATGCCTGCTCGATGAGATCGGCCGCCAGAGACGTGAGAGCGGCCTCGTCTGCGAGCCCTAAATCGGCGTACGTGATGCCGGACCGGGTAAGGGTCCGGGTCACATCTCCGTATGCCGACATGGATCAGTCACCCCTGTGCTTTGCCGACCACGCCACGTCGAGCGTGCCGCCCTCGGCCGGAGTGCCGGCGGCGACAGCCTTGATGCGAGCATACGCCCATGCTCCGGAGACCCGGGCATAGGTGACGCCATCGGCGGCGAGCGTCACGGTCGAGGTCGCCGGACTGACGAACCCGGTGACGGAGATCCCCCCGATGTCGGTCGCACCGACGAACCCGTCTCCGGACTCGTTCGGGGCGTCGAAGTCGGGATCATCGCCGAGCGCGGTCTGCACGGTGATGGTGAGTGTTTGGTCGGTCGAGTTCGTGACCCGGCAGATCGCCTCACCCATCGTGCGGAGGTCGGCAGCGGTCGAGTAGACCGGATCAGTGTCCGGGACGGCGACGCTCTCCGGGGTCGGGAGTACGCCTCTTGTCATCCGTATCACCGTCCTTTCTTGGGCTTGACGGTCTCCCGTTCTGCATCGTCAGCCGGTGCGCCATCTGCCGCCTCCACTGTGGGCTGCTCCTCGACCGGGATGTGCCCCGCCCTCCGCAGGCGCCCTTCGAGACCGGGATCGTCGGGGGCCTCAAAGACCCCCTCGACGATCTCAGCACTCTGGCGCAGAGCGAACGAGATCCGCCCGTTCTGTGCGCTCTTGTGCTTCCACTTCATGAGGTATCACCTCACGCCTGCGGGCCGGCGATGTATGCACACATTGTGACGGCGTTGTCCTTACCGGCGCCGGCAACCTGGTCGATCTCGACGGTCACGACGATCTGCGTCTTGGTCTGCGTCTTGATGTACCACGCGGCGATCTTGGTGGTCGCGGACCCCTCGCCGGGAGTCAGGAGCGGCGTGCCCGCGATTGCCGGAATCTGGTCGTAGTTGTTGACCAGGTCGAACGTCAGGTCGACGGTGGTCGCGGCTGCGCCGGTCGTGTTGGAGACCTGCCAGTATTCTGCGGACAGTGCGGCCCCGGGAACGAGATTGCCGGGGAAAACGGAGAGTTTTTTGGTAGTAGTCTGAACCATGTGCGATCACCTCAGATGTTGTATGCTTTCAGGTACTTCCCCCACTTGCCGCCGGAGCGGTCGGCGCAGCAGTAGTAGTCGCCCATGACCCACTCGTCGGAGAGTCCGCGGCGGCCGAGCGGGAGGAGGAATGGCGGCGCGAGCGACGGGATGATGTGCGCCCGCTTGTTGAGGATGTGGACGTCCCCCTCGTCCCCCGGAGTGAACGAACCGCCCCAGTCTGCCTGGGTCTTGACGTTGTGGCTCGGGATGACCGGGACGCCCCAGATTGTGAGCCGCTCGGCACCGTAGTTGACCTCCCTCTGCCCGACCTCGGTCCGGCCGTGGACGTTGATCTCGTTGTCGAGCTCATCATGGATGTCGTAGGACGTGCCGATGATCAGATCCTTCGGGTTGACGTTGTAGGTCTTGCAGAGGTCTTTTATCTCGGCCTTGATATCCTTCAGGAGCGCATCGGTGCCGGAAAGCGAGACGCTGGACTTGTCGACCACCATGCCGCCTGCAGTCAGGGCCGTCGAGAATCCCTTGGGGGCCTGAGCGTCGCCGAGACCGAAGTCCGTCTTTGCCTGCGAGGGGTCGCCGTAGAGCATCGCCTGCTCCTTGAGCTGCATGTTCTCGGCGAACCGGATGCCGAGCGCGGTGTCCCGGAGGCTGAACTGGTGTTCGGCGGCACGCTGCCCAAAGTCCGTGACGGACACGACATCTGCCTGGATCGTCATCGCCTCCGATACCTCGCCGGCGGTGAACCCGGAGGGAGTCTTGGTGGTGACGTTCGCGCTCTCGGTCTCGCTCAGGAACCCGATCGGGTGGGCGCGGTTGGCAATGTTCATCCCCTTGAAGTAGGGCCCCTGCCACCCGACGATTGCGATCTCGTAGAGGAGCGGGGTGTCGGTGCGGAGGATGTCGAGGATCTCGGGGTCGTAGACGAGCGGGATGCCGGCCGCGACGGTGGACGACGTGGCTGCCCCCTTGCTCCGCTCCGGGGTCTCGCTCTTCTCAAAGGCTTCTGTGATCCGCTTTACGACGAATCCCTTTGCCGCCTCGCGGTTTTCTTTGCGGGCGAACTTGTTCTGCACGCTCTCGGTGACTCCGCCCTCGCCAGAGGGGGAGAAACCGTGGTTCTTCCAGAAATGCCGGTATACTTCTCCCGGGTCAGTGAACCCGAGGGTCTCTGCGATTGTTGCCATTGCTGTACCTCACGGTATGATAAAGTCGGCCCTTGTGGTCGACTCGGCGTTCGTCTGCGATTCCTTGATCTCACGGGCGACGACGATCCCCCGCGGCCCCTTGCTCCGGGTCGCGACGGCCTTCGTCACGGCAGTCTTGATCTCGTCGAGAACGGCGAGCGACTTGAGTGCCTCGGTGATCGGCGCGAGTGCCTTGCCGATCTCGTCGGCGACGATCTGCCGGATCTGCGCCTCGTCGAGGACCTCATAGGACTTCTCTTCGTCCTCTTCCTCGTCTTCCTCAGGGGGCTCCTCCTCCGGCTGTTTTTCCTCTTCTTCCTCGGAGGTCTCAGGGGTCTGCTTCTGCTCCTCCTCTTCCTCTTCAGTCGGATCTTCGTCAGTCTCTTTGGTCTTGCGCTTCATGTTTTCAGGCTCCAGCCCCACTTTCACGCGCAGGGCTTTGACGACCGCCGCGAGGGCGACCGAGTTCACTGCGTCCGGGTTCGACGGGATGCCGACGGCGGAGACCTCCCAGAGAGAGACCTCGTCGAAGATGAGCCCCCCGTTGTCCTTGCTCCGGGACTTTGTGATCCCGAACCCGACGGAGAACCCCATCGGGAGCCCCGCCTCGATCTTGCGGGCGAGCTCCATCGCGGGCCAGTTGTCCGGCTCCAGGAACGCGGTGCCGTAGAGGGTGCTCCCCTCGATCTCGCCGTCGATCCACGCGCCGAGCATATCGAGCGCCCCGTACAGGCGAGCGCCGGACTCCCGGAATCCGTGGTCGAGGTAGAGCGGGACTTTGCCGCTCTTGAGCCCGGCGAGCATCGACTCGAGTCCGGCGGGCGAGAACTCGTCACCGTCCCGGTCCTCAGTGGTGGAGGAGATCGGGACGCGGATAAGGGTCACCTCCGGGCCGCTCTCGACGAGCCGCGCCTTCCAGACCTTCGTCTGTCCGGGCGGGGCGGCGATCGATTTGGTTTTCAGTTCTGGCATCTCTGATCACCTATTTGCTCTCTGAGGGGATGGGTTCAGTCCGGTCGGAGGCCATCGGGCCGGACTAGACACCATCAGACGCCTCCGGCCCGGCCGCCATCTTACACTCCAGCTGCCATCGCCCATCCGAGGATCTCGCTCTCTGCCGACGCCAGGTACACTCTCCCGGCGTCCGTGAGGACCTGTCGGCTTCCCCGCCGTTCCAGGTACTCGGGCGACGGCAGCGCCCACCAGACCACTTTCTCCCGGTATTCATACTCGGGGCGCGTGCCCATCTCGTCCTCGATCTCAACCTGCCGGATATCCCAGCGGCAAAGGATCCTGACGGATCCGTTCTTGACTACGTCGATACCGATCGCCGTCGGCTCGACGGTGCTTCTAACCAGTTTGGACATTTGATACCCTTCATTTTCAAATTGGATGGTGGTGTACAGCCCGTCTTCCTTGAACTGGCTTTTCTGGCCGGCTCTGAATGCAGTGATCAGGATCTCCTTGTTGAGCACATCCTCAACTCCCCACTTTTTACCGTCAAGAGCAGGTTTCTCATTTGAGAACTCTGAAAATTTAGGATGCGTGGGGCAATCCCTCCTCTAATTGGCGGAGCTCGACGCGGGCGCAAGCGCTCCGAGCGGAATTCGCCGGACCGTTATCCGCCGCCCGGCAGCCGGGCCCCGCACTCAGCGCATTGCCCCAACCGCCCCCCGCACGCAGGATATTCCCGTTCGCCGTAACGGCGTACAACTGATCTGTGAGATACGTGTCCGAACTTCCGCTTGTCGCGGACGGTATGAACGCAAGCCCCGCAAGATCGTCGTGGAGCAATCCTGAGATATACCCGGTTGTCGTCGCCATCCCAGTGCCTGCCTCGTAGGACCCATCGGCCAGCGTGCCTGCCAGAGTGCCGAGACCGTCCCGCCGGATCAGGCGGAAAGCCCCATCAAGGTCGACGTTTGCCCCGATGATGAATTTCCAGGTGTTCCCGTAAGGGTTTTCGATCCCTCGCCAGCAGACCGGGGTCTGCCCGTTGACTCCATCCCCAGTGCCGGTGCCGTTCTCGGCGAGCCTGGAGTCGATGTTGTCTGCTCCGGTCAGTTTCCCGGCAAACCCTTCACCGCTTGGCAGATCGACGATCCCCTTGCCGAGTGCGGTCTGAATGTCGAACGTACCGTACTCAATATACATCAGGAGTTGGTCCGCACAGTAGCCCCAGAACGATTCGCAGCCGGCGTTGCCGGGCGAGATTCTCGATGCATAGAGTTCGGCATCGTCGATGTGGAATCTGCCACTGTTAGGCAGATCCGAATAGGCTACCCCCCCGGTGATAGGGATTTTTCCGGAGGCGGAACCGAGCCGGAACTCCCCGTTGTAGATGAGCCCGTACGACTCGTAGGCGCCGCCGTACATGTATGGGGCAGGCACTCCTCCGCCGCGCATGTAGAAGTACGGGTGGAGGGAGAACCCCTCGCGATAAGCGGGGGAGATCCACCACCGGGCGATCCCATCGTCGGCGTCATACTCTCTCTTGACCCAAAATGCGGGCTTCCGGACGAGCACGTCGCCCGCAGATCCGTCGAGGATCAGGCCGTCTCCCCGGGCATTCGATCCATATGTGATCGTGCCCGTCGCCCGGTCCCGGACGCAGCGCCGCCGTCCTCCGAACGTCGGGTGGCTGTCGAAGAATCCGAGAGCAATATCTGTGATCTCTTTTCCTGCCGCGTCGATCCGGGCGAGGGTCGGCGAGGTGGAGAGCGTATCCCACTCGATCCCGATCACCTCGGCGGGGCACGAGTGCGGGTGCCGCCATGCCGGGGCAGCACCGGGGCCGTTGGTCGTGAGCACCTGCCCAAACTGCCCGGGGGAGAGTTTCGTCCACGCGGACGCAGTGCCATAGATCACTGCCCCGTGCTCGACTTCGAGCCCTTCTACAGTCGCGACGGGCGCGGACGCCGGGGTCGGATCGATGTGGATCGCGGTCGCAGAGGTCGCGTATCCGATAGATCGGACCACGTTGCCCGTGCTCGGTTTGGTCTGTGTCAGTGCGCCCGCGGTCGCCGGGGAGATGTAGACCGCTCCGCCGGGGGTTAGTGCCCATGCGCTGTTCGCTACGTAGCCGAGTTGCAGCACGCGCCCGGTGCCGTTGGCTGCCGCAGTGTCGAGGGCGATTGCAATGTCGCCAGCGCTCGTCGCCTCCGCGTTTGCCCGCGCGGGATACCACTTGCCGTCGGTGTGCAGGTACACGACCTGCATCGGAGTGACGGCCACTCCGAACGTCTGCCCGTTGATTGTTACTCCTGACCAGTTTGTAGTCATTCGATCTGCTCCTGCTTGCGCCACTCGTAGAGAGTGGCTTTTGATATGCCGAGATGTTCTGCGGTCTGGTTCTTGCTCATGGTCTGCTCCATGCGGAGGAGGAGGTCTTTTAGCGATTCATGCGGCCGCCCGCATAGGTGAATCAGGCCAGACCACATCTTCCGGCGTTGCAAACGCCTGTGGGATATCCCGGAGTGCCTGCCGGTAGTTTCGCCATGCTGTCTTCTGCTCTTCGGTCAACGGAGCGTCAGCGACCTGCGTCCAGTCGCACGCAGTCAGGAGAACGTTCCGGCGGGACCGGATGTCAGCCCACTTCTCCTCTTCAGTCGGATGATACTCGCGGGGACAGTATTCGAGTTCTGTGTCAACGACCAGGAACTCCTGATAATCGCGGTTGCCGGGAGCAACCGGGATACTCGCCCCATCAGACCGCCGGATGGATGACCCGTATCGTTCGTCAACCACGACGAGGTAATCTGACGGCGTATACGGCGTGATGTCGGCAAGCGCAACCAGGCCGACTTCTTCCGTGATGATCGGCTGCGTTTCTCCTGCCTCGTCTGGTTCAGAGGGTTCTGTGAACGTCTCTACGAGTACCCGATAGAGTTCAGGTGCGAAGTCAGCAGGGAGTTCGTCTACTTCCAGCGTGCCACCGGGATACGTCAGAACGTTCCCCGATATCGAAATGATGTGATAGTAAGGCATGGTTACAACTCCGAACTAGCGGTGATCGTCGTCGTCGCCTGCGCGTTGTGGGTCAGATTAAACCCGGTCGCCGTGATGTTTGAGGTCGTACCGGCGCTCGCGGTCATTGTCGGAGCGACCCGCATCGGCGGCCACAACGGCACGTAGATCCGGCCATTCTCGGTCTGCTGAGTCCACGTGCGGTAGTATCGCTGGCACAGCGCCAGTTCCTCCGCAATCGGGCGCGGGGCGAACGGGAGCGGCTTGTCTCCGATGTTCGGTTGAACCTGGGCAAAGGATATATTGGAGACTGCGCCACCATGAAAAATACGTAATCCGAGATATGAACCTACTCCAACTGTTTTCCCTGAAATTGACGGGACAGCAAATGTAACGACATGTCGCTGCCAGGTTTCACTAAACGTTTGTCCTCCTATCGGAGTAGTAACTTGACTGCTGCCACCCGTTCCAAAATTTTGGAATATATATATGCTCCCGCTTTGCGGGACTGACGATTTGGCATAGAATGATAGGGTGACGACTTGTCCCGCAAATGTTCTTACATCCTCAACGCGAGTCTCCAGAGTCACCAGCGTCCCCGCAGCAGTAATATTCATGTTCAAATAATATCCCGGATTATGTGGGACTTCAGTTTGACCGGGAGTAAACGGTTCACGAGTGATTGTAACCGAACTACCTACACTGGAATAAGATAACCACCTATCAGCATGATACGCAGTAATTGCTTCAAGTGTAAAACTCGTCCCCCTCTGCCAGATATCGAAATTCCCGTTGATGATGGCGTTCCGATATAGGCCATCCGGCAGATCTGCCCACGCCGGGTCGGCGTCCGGGCCGCCGGTCTGAAGCACCTGCCCCTCGGTGCCGGGGGCGAGAGGCGCCCACGCGACCCCGTTGTGCGCGAGGAGATCGCCCCGGGTGCCCGTCGGGAGGTCCAGGGAGAGGTATTCCGCGAGGACCGGGTCCGTCGGCGAGAACCAGAGGGCGTCGGCCGCTGTCGGATATCCGGCATACCGGATCGTGTTCCCGACCGGCTTCGTCTGCGTAAGGGTGCCTGGGGTCGCGCCGAAATAGACCGGCTGCCCGAGGGTCCAGGTCCACCCGGTGCGCCGGATCCATCCGTATTTCAGGAGCCGCCCCTCTCCGTCGGCGACGACGCTCGTCTCGACACAGAGCGCCATGCCCCCCCGGGAGAGCAGCGGATCGCTCGCGTCCGCTCGATACCATTTTCCGTCCGCCGCGAGGCAGAACGGAACGCCGTATGCGTCCGCAACTGTCTCGCCGAACGTCTGTTCGCCGATGACTGCTCCGGTGCGCTCACTCATTCGATCCCCTCCGATTTCCGCCACTCGTAGAGAGTGGCTTTTGATATGCCGAGATGTTCTGCGGTCTGGTTCTTGCTCATGGTCTGCTCCATGCGGAGGAGGAGGTCTTTTAGCGATTCATGCGGTCGGCCGTGCTCCAGCAGGACAGCGGCCTGTTTGGTCAGCGGTTCGAGGGTCAACCCCTTGACGCCGCGGAGCTCCTGCGCCGTGTCGGGGAGGTCGTCCTTCAAACTCAAGCGCTGATCGCACATGCAGTTAAACGGCTGGTCCTCGCCGACGACGTAGCACTGTTTCGGGTAGTCCTTCGGCTGCCCCTTCGCCCCGGTTGCCGGGACGACGAACGACTCGCGGACCGGGACCGTGACCCCGTCCATGACGCTGTGCCACTGGCGAGACCGGCCGGGGATCTTGCGTGCTCGCCAGGTCTTGCCCTTGAGCAGGTGCTCCGTCTCCTCTGCAAGCGCCTGCTTGCCGTAGCGCTGCGCCCCCATGATCTCCGTCCGGGCAACGAGCCAGGCGTGGTCGCTCGTCATGCCGGAGACGTCGCGCTGCAGGGCGAGCCAGGCGTCGCTGACATTGCCGCCCCGCTCGACCACTCCGGTGAGCGAGGTGCGGACGAGATCCCGGATCGAGTCCTCGACGCCGCGCATGTTCCGCGCCGCCCTCTGCTGGAGGAGGCGGAACGCGAAGGTCTGCGTGACATCGAAGTCTTTGACGATCGTGACCCGGTAGAGCCCCTTACCGACCCTGGACTCGAGTTCCTCCTCCAGCCGGCGGGATTCGAGATCAATCCCGTGCCGGAGGGCATCGGCGCGAGGTTCGGCGGTGGCGGCGAGGAGGTCCTCGGCGATCGTGATCTGGTCGAGGACCGCGTCGAGGTCTACGAGCGGTTTCGCGCCGTCCTCGCTCCGCTCCGCCGGGAACGCCGCCTCGATTGCCGGCCGGAGGCCCTGGAGCGCGTCGTCGAACACCCCAGCCACCCGGCGGTGCAGCGCCTCAATCCGGCTCCGCCACTCCTCCGGCTCGTCGTCCGGCGCGGCTTTGAGGTCCACAAGCGCCTTCGTCACGGGGCTCTGTGCAGCGAGCAGGAGCCCGCCGCCGTAGAGCGGCTCGGGGGCGTTCTCGATGCCGACGAGTTCGCGGGCGAACCACTCCGGATGCATCCGGACGAGGGAGTCGACGAGCGCGAGCGGCATGTCGCCCCACGGCACCGGCTCCTCGCCACGCTCGACGAGGATGCGGTTCGGGGTGCTGAGGCCGAGCCGGAGGTCGCTCTCCTGCTCCGCCCGCTTCTGCCGCTCGATGATCGGGTTGTGCGGGTCCCACCGGAACTCAATCTCGCCGTCGACATCCCAGTACGCCTCCAAAAATGGGAGAATTGAACGGTTGATCGCCCCGGCGAGGAGTTCGAGGAGCGGGACCGTGGTGCGCCGCCAGACCGCTTCTGCCTGCTCCTGGGCAGTGTTCCCCTGAACGGCGACACACCCGTTCCTTCGCGTGACGTAGAATCCGGTGCTGGTGGAGAAACAGTAGACAAATCCTGTATAGGGCTCCAACCGCGGGCGGTAGACCGTCCTCTCGTGGTCTTCCCGGATGAGAATGCGGTAGCATGTCTGCCGCCGCTCGTCGCCATCATAGTGGACCGTCCGTTTCGTCCCATATCCCAGTTTGAACGCGAGCTCCTGGATGTCATCGGCGAGCCCCGGACTGGTGGTGGAGTAGTAACCGCAGGCGCGGTTCTCCCGGGCGTCCCAGCTGCCGTCGCCAGCCATGAGGGCCTCGAACAAGGGGCGTAGCCTGTCGGGCGGCAGGTTCAGGCACGGGCGCGGGATCCGCTTCTCGCCGCAGTAGGCCCCGATGCTATCGAACAGGGGTTCTATCAGATGGTCGCCGTAAACATTCCAGCGCGTGGTGTTGTCACGGACGTCCTGATACTCCCGATACTCCGCCCCGACTGCTTTCAGTACCCGGCGGATCTCTGCCACATTCTCCGAGTTCTTGTTGCTCTGGGTCAGGGTCATCACAGAGTAGCCTAGGAGACGGTCAGACCGCACCTTCCGCTTCTTCCCCATGGCACGGTGAACGCTGCTCAGCCCGCCTTCGCTGATCGCCCATCCTAGGAACCGCAGGTAGTCATCGGAGATCTCCATGTCTTCCCCGACCCACGCATCCGCCCCACTCTTGACGTTCACGCGGGATGCGCCAACCAGATCCTTTGCTGGCGCGACTTTCCAGGCGCGGGGGACGATCTTGGGGCGAGGCCCTCTCGGCGTGTTGTTTTGCGTTTTCCCGCCGCGATAGAGGATCTTGTGCTCCTGTGTGATCAGGATGTCTTGGCCGTTGCTCGCGAACCTCACCAGAGCCTCATCGGCATAATACACGTGCAGGGGGCCGGGCACCTCCAGGCGGCACTCGCCTGTCTCCGGGTCGTGGACCACGATCCGCTCTCCTGGCACCACGTCCGGGTGCAGCTTCCAGCCGTTTTCGGTGAGGACCTCGGTATCCTCGCTGTAGCAGCTGCGGTTGACATCCTGGACGTAGCCGACCTCGTTTGCTGAGACACCGAAGCACATCCAGACGAGATTATTATACCACTCCTGCGAGGCGAGAAACTCCAGTTCTTTCGGTGATGCCCGGAATGGAATCCAGGTGGCGTCGGTGGAGTTCATCAGGGCGAGTTTGTGCGGCCTGCCGACGATCTCCTCTTTCCAGTACTCCCGAAACCGGGTCAGGTTGTCATTTGACAAACCGGGGAGGTTCAGGATGCCCTCCGGCACTTCGTTCTGCGGGAAATATTTGAGGTTGCTGATGTCTTGGTTGAGCAGGATCTCGATGAGCCGGTGCGCCATCTGCACCCGGCTCCACCCGTACTGCCGGTCCGTCGAGGGGTTCTCTTCAATCCACACGATCTGGTCGCGGGAGAATGGGATCGGCGTGATCGCCCGGTAGAGTGGGGCGTCGAGGAGCGAGGCCGACGACATGCGCGGGAGCCCGGCGGCGAACGCGTCCTGTGCGATCGATGCCTGCGCCCCAACCTGGTAGTATGCCGGGGTGTCGCTGCCCGGGTCCGGGAGGATACCGTGTTCGTCGGGGTTTTTCGTGAAGGTAGCCGCGTCGCGGGCGTAGATTTCGCGGAGGAACCCGGATGAGTCCGGCACGAGCTCCAGCACCCCTGCGTCGATGGTGAGGATATCAGCGAGGACCTCTTTGCAGAGCGTGTCAAATGTCGCCGGGTTCCGCGAGAAACCTCCATCGAGGAAGTCGATCACGGCGTCGCAGGCGGCGAAATGCTTGCTCGTCGGGGCGTCGATAGTCGGGACCACGCCCCACTCAGTCGTCGTCACCTGCCCCTTGATCGCGAGCATGGGGATAGAGACGGTGTGCGAGCGGGAGAACCGTCGGATCGTCTGCAGGTCCTCGTAGCGCGGGACGCCTCTCCCTGGAGTATACCAGATCGACTGCGAGAGGTCGAGCGCCCGCGGGGTGCCGGCGCCGTTGAGCGCCCGGGCGCCAGTGCCCTTGATGCCTGGCGCGACTACTGCCATCCGCCCTCCTCTGCCCGCTTGACGATCGGGGCGAGATGCCTGCGGATATCCTCCGGGGAGAGCTTGCGGATCTCGGCGATGTCCCGACAGACCACGTGGAGCGCCTTGGGCCCCCTCTGCCCGATGCTCTCGGCGATGCTTGCGATCTGGTCGTCGGTCGTGCTCTCTCTGCAGATCCAGACGTAAACCCGATCGGGGGCGTCGTGGAGCGTCTCCAGCATCTCGACGGGGTCTGCCGGCCGCGGCACCCGGACCTCGTGGATCTCCGGCACGAGCCGGACCGGGGGCTCGACGCGGAGGAGCCGGGCGAGCGTTGTGATGAATTGCTGTCTGATTGTCACAGTGTGCCTCCTACAATGCGAAAAAGGCGAACTCCTCGACGGGTTCGGCGAGTTCGGTGATCGCCCATACGAGCGCGTCCATGCGGTCCGGGGACTCGTCGCCGGGGAGCCACTCACACATTTGATCTTCGAGTTCGGGGAACGCGCCGACGTGGTGGACCTCCCCCTTCTCGTAGAGGGCAGCGATCGGCTCGGCCCGGATGTATTTCCCCCGGCTCGCGGAGACCTTTTTGAACGGGAGGTTCTTGCTGACCGTGCGGAGGTTCACCTCGACGAGGTCGCCGCCGTTGTTCACCTCGCCGACGACCCTGTCCGCGCCGTGCTTGTCGACGGCCCATGCGACCTGCCGCGCCCAGTCGAGCGGGGTGCCCCGGACGGAGTAGTCCCCGAGCACGTAGAGGTGGCCGGCGGCGTCCTTGCCGACGACGACGATCCCGGTCTCGTCGCTCGTCTCGCTCCCGGTGACGGCGGGGTCCACGCCGACGACGATCCGGGCGAGGGGTGGTGGAGCGCCGACGTGCCGGTGCTCGTCGATCATGCTCCGCTTCCAGAGCGCGCCCTCCGGGTCGTCGAGCCACTCGCCTTTGAGGAACCGGCGCCGCTTGCGTTCCGGTAGAGCGGCGAGGGTGTCCTCGATGTAGCCGTCCGGCAGGTTCTCCCGGTTGTCGATCGGGTTCATGTTGAGGACAGCATAGCGGTCCGGGTTCGGGACGGGGACGCGGGTCTCCGGGTCGAGGTGCTCCAGAAAGAGTTTGTAGAGCCAATGGGATTTGGTTGGCGGGTTGCAGTCCACGTACGCCCTGTTCACGAGATCCGTCTTCTGCGCGAGACGGGTCTGCGCCGTGGTGTAAGCGTGGTAAGAGATTTGGGACGACTCGTTGTAGTAGATCGTCGCATACTCCATGCCGAGGATCTTCTCGACCCGCTCGTCGTCGTCGAGCCCACCGAGCCAGATCTCGCTGCCGTTGGGGAGGGTGAAAAACCAGTCCGTCCGGTCGAGGGTGTACGGGGTGCCGATGAGTTTGAGTACCTTCGGCATCGTGTCTCGTCCGACCGCGTTCTTGACGTCGCGGAAGTGGAATCGGGTTATCAGGTGCCGGGAGCCTGCGGCCTTGAGTGCCCGGACCGCGATGGCATAGCAGGCGATGAACGTCTTGCCGCTCCGGGAGCCGCCGGAGAGCAGAATGGTGCGGATCTCCGGGTCGCTCATGAGGGCGATCGCCTGTCGCTGCTTGGGGGTCTTCTTGATACCACTCACAGCCCCTCGTCCTCCTTGTCGAAGTGGAGCGTGGCGATGCCGTTCACATCGACCTTCTCCGCCGCATCCAGTCCGAGCAGTTTCGCCCGGCGTTCCATGATGCGGAGGCATCGGTCGATCGCCGGGACGTTGCCCCCCTCGACCTCTGCGTAAGCGACGAGGTAGAGTGCGTCGAGCCGCTGGAGTTCGAGGTCGCGGACCTGTGCCGCCTCCTCCCGGCATTTGTCGGCGAGGTTTTCCAATTCTGATAAGACATAGCGGCAGGCGGTGCTCCGGGCGCACCCTAACTTCTCGCCGATCTGGGTGTAGTTCATCCCCCGCTTCCTGAGTTCAAGCGCCTTGAGTGTCTTCTCGGTGGTGCGGATGCGGCGGACGGAGCTCTTCGCGGCCGCACCGACGTTCGTCCGAGGCACCGACTATCACCACCCGAGCAGATGCCCACCCGTCTCCAGGCTGCCGGTGGCCCCGAGGATCGCCAGGGCGACGACAATTCGAGGCACCCAGAACGCCGCCTTGTAGTAATGGTATTCGGTTTCCAGGTCCCGCTTGAGCTCCGGCGAGAGGTCCTCCTTCGCGATCTCACTGTACCCGAGCGGCCGCAGCCGGATGCAGGAATGGATGAGCCCGAACCCGAGCGCGTGGATCTCCTCGTAGACGTTGCAGAACTCAGCGAGAAGAGATGGGGGAGCATCGCGGATATTGATCCACATCGAGTCATCTTCGCCGACGAGAGTGATCCGACACTCGCCGGTCTCGCGGTTGATCTCGCCCCGGGTCCGGACATAACCATCCTCCCGGAGCAGGGCGATGATCCGTTCGGCGACCTGGCGCCGCTTGTCAAGGGCCATACAATCAGGAGAGTATAGGCTCCCCGAATAGAAAAATAGAGTAGATTATGGCGTTTTCGCCACTTTCGCCGGTTTAACCAGTTTCGCCAGTTTCGCCTGCCGCCACTCGGCGAGGACTTGTCCGACGACCTCGGCCCTGGTGAGGACCTCGCCGGGCTTGAGGAGATAACAGAGCCGGGCGATATCGGCGGCGTCCTCGTGAGATATCTCAATCCGCGGCATGGGGGCTCGCCTCCTCGGTCAGCATATCGTAGATGGGGAGCATGTCCGCCGGCATCGGCCGGATCTCCTCGGCGATGTAGCGGTAGACTGGGAGCCCGAGAGCCCGGGCGAGCCGGTATTCTTGGAGGGCGCCCGGGGACTTGGTCCACGACCCGACCATGCAGATCGCGTCGGCCCGGCGGAGGAGTTCGAGGTCCCCCCGGATCCACGTCTCGTAGGGGATGCCGGCGGCGTGCTCGAACCCGGCGCAGTTTTTATGCGGGCACAGGGTCGCCCACCCGTCCCGCCAGGCGATGAGGGCCGCCTCGGATGCAAGCAGGATGTTTTTCGGGATGCCGTGCACCGGGTCCGGGTGCGAGAAGGGGCCGCTGATGTAGAGGACGCGGGGGCCGGAGGCGGTCGGGGTCAGAGCACCACCTCCGAACCGCACTCGTTGCACCGATAGATCGCCTGCCACCCCTCCGGGCAGTCCAGTGGCACGTCCACCTCGCGCACGTTTTCCACCCATGTGAGCGACTCCGATCCGCAGTAGGGGCACCTCATATCCGCCTCCCGTCGGTCGTGCTCCGTGCATAGCGTGGTGGACCGTGCAGGTCGATGGTCGCGGGGGGTCGCCAGTCGGGACCCTCCTGCTCCAGCGGGCACCAGGCTGGGATCACGAAGAAGTCCTCAAACAGGCGGAGTGTCTGCACCCCATCGATGTCCACGAGGGCCTCAGGGTGTCGACACCCTCGGGAGCCGTAGGCGTGGGGGCAGCGGTCGCATGTCTCGACGCGAATGATCCGGGTCATGACCGCTCGCCTCCTGTCAGCCCCTCGGCGAGGTTCTCCCATCGGTGATCGTCGTTGAAACCATACCGTTCCCGGATCTCCCGTATCAACCGGATCAGGTCCGACCACCGGAGCACCGCGAGAGGCTCTTTGCGAGACTGCTTCACCAGGAGGAGTGGGGTCAACCCTTCCTTCTCGGCGTTCGTGCTGCATTGTTCCCACCACGCCGGGAGGGCGAGCCGCTCCTGGTGCTTGCACTCGACTCCGAATGGGAACCGCCCCCGTGCCGCCGGTGAGAGGTAGAGGTCGCAGCCCGCCTGTCCCATCGCCGTCGAGAGGACGTCGCCTTCCGGGACCCCGAGATGATCGATCAGGTCCTGCCGGACCGCCTGCTGGAACCGCCTGCCCTTGGCCTTGCGGGAGGCAGGGGTAGTAGCGACCACTCAGACCCCCCCTGTGGGGACATTGTCCCGCATGCATTGTCTCAGATTCGACGAGGGGCACGAGGGGCGGGGATGCTCTACCGGGATCGGGGATCTCCGGGAGAGGTCGGGGCGGGGTGACATGGCGCCCGATGTAGAGCAGTCCCGGTGGCGCGATATGGCGCGGGCCGAGGTGCTCGTGAGCGACCCGCCGCCCCGAGTAACACTTTCTCGATTTGTGATGGTGTCGAAGTGCCGGTCGACAGTGCAGAGGATATGCACTCAGATCGCCCCCGGTACGAGTGGGGTATTTAGGGCACATAGTTTCGTAACTTTTACTATACCCCCCCCACATGGGAAAATTACGATCCTATATGCCCTATATGCCCAAAACCCTCTCACGGGCACGAAGGGCACAAAATTCTGAAAACTTTTCCGAAACACGGAGTTTAGAAACTCCTGAAACCTCATACCCTTCGTGCCTTTTGGGGTATTTGGGGCACCAAATTTCAGAAAGTTTCTCAGACCTCTAACATCTGAAACACTTTCTGTTTTTTCATGCCCTTCCTGCCCTGCCGAAAACCCCCGCCCAGGCTGGTGATAATCCATCTCAAAGACCTGCCTGTAATGTCCCTTCCGTAGCATCTTCTTCTGCCTCCGTAGCACTCTTTATGCGTATGCCTGTCCAGCACATGGCCCCGCCGAGCTTCCTCTCACCGAACCCTCGCTCCCGGAGATACTTGATCACCGCCCGGTTGCTGACCGGTTTTTCGCCCTCGTCCTCGCACCATTTCAGGTAGATCTTGTAGAGCGCAGACCGCTCGATCGTTCCCATCGGGTCCGTCTTCATCTCCTGCGCCAGGAACCGCCCGACCATATCACTCTCCGACCGGAACCGGGCCGTTGCCGCGACGACCTTTGCCGGGGGCGCGAGCCGACGGCCGTTCTCCAGGTAGCGCCGGAGCCCCTCGATACACCAGTTCAGGATACCTGATCCTTCCGCCTCCAGCTTATCGAGGATGCCCGGGTCGCGCAGGTCCTCCGGGATCGTGACGACGAACGGCAACAGCCACAACCGCCGCCAGATCCCCTCATCAGTCCCCCTGATCCGGGGCTCGTGGTTCGTCGCCAGGAAGACCTTCGCGCCCGGCCGGAACTGGAACTCGTTTTCATAGAGCCGCCGGACGGTGATCGCGTCGTCGCCGGTCAACTGCTTGACCACGCTCTCCGCGAGATACGCGCCACTCTCGCCTTCCGACGCCGTGACGAGCCGCGCCCCGCACAGCCGGGCAAGGTCAGACCGCGGCCCCTCGCTCCGCTTCACCATCAGCGACTCAGCGGCGATATTGACGGCATAATCACCCCATACTCGCGCCAGCGCCCCGATCGTCACGCTTTTCCCATTCTTCCCCATGCCGTAGAGGATCGCCATGATCTGCTCCGGGTTGTCCTGCAGGAGCGAATACCCACAGAGCTCCTGAAAACCGCGAATATACGCCGCGTCCCCGCCGAACACCAGATCCAGGTGCGCGAGCCAGGTCGGGCACGTCGCCGCCGGGTCGTAATCCACCCCGCAGCACTTCGTCAGTAGGTCCTCCCGCCGCGCCTCCCGGAACGTCAGCGTATCGAGTTCGAGCGTCCCGTTCCGGCAGTTGAGTAACTCCGGCCGGGCGTCGAACTCATCAGGTGTCACTGCGACGGCCGGGGCAGCGCAGGCGATCATGGCCTTGAGTCGCGAGAGCATCCCTGACGTGAGGGCCCATTTCCCGACTTTCTCGCGCCGGTCGTCTGTGGTCGCCGAAGCCTCGATATGGATCGTCCGGGCGACCCGCTTGGCTAATGCGAGCATCCGGCAGGTCTCGTCGCGCTCCCACCGCGAGCCGGACCAGATAAACCAGGCGTCGAACGTCTTGCAATACCGGATCGAGTCCCGGTACTGCGCGACGAGCCGATCCCCGTTGCCGTCGTCGGTGCAGGGGAATTCCAGCCCGATCGCTGGTTCAGGGTCCGGGAGAGGCACGCCGACATCGATTGCCCACTGTGCGACCAGAGCGTCCCGCTGCCTCCAGACCCCATCCTGTTCGGCGGCATACGCCCGGAGAACCCTCTCGGACCGGGCCGCGTCCTTGAGCCCTGCCCGGACCGCCTCGATCGGCTGATCGCAGAACCACGGCGGGAACTTAGCGCCGTAGTGCTCCAGAGTCTTGATGGTCCGCGTGAGGTCGTCGAGTCCTCCTGCGTCGAGGGTCAGCCGGTCGATCACCTCGTCGGGGAAGATCGGCTCGATCGCCTCGATCGCCTCGGCCGGGATGCTTAGAATCCGTGCTGCCGGAACATCCTGATCCATCTCCCCCTCGGGGTAGATCTCCTCAACTGCGCTATCCGGGGTTTTATGGTCCGCCACTGGATTCTGGGGGAGAACATGGGCGTCCGCCACACATTCCGGCGCCACTGCGGGCGCTTCGCTCTGTTCACCATTTAGATCACACCGGGCCACTTTACACGGATCACGACCCACTGAGAGAGCGCTTGCTGCCGCGGCCCCCGTGACCTTCTCCCCCGCATTGACGGGGCTAATCTCCGAAACCTCATTATACTCCCTCGATAATCTCCTTAACTCTGCGTGCAACCTGATGTGCTCGCTCGGAGTTATCATCCTCAGATTCTCAATCCGGTTGTCATTCTTGATCCCGTTGATATGATGGATGACATATCCGGAGGGGATCGCCCCGTGGTGTTTCTCGTAGATATAGCGGTGCTCGAAAACGATCTTCTGCGCCTCGGCGTCCCACATCATCCGATACCCCTGAGGGGTCTCCCACGGACCTGGTTCGTGCGGCTGCGGGTAGTTGGAGACTCGCTGAATCCAATCCTCCGGAAGCACCTCAGTCATCGCCACTTCGAGCGACTCTTTGAGATACTCTCGGAACTCCTGCACGCGATCCTTTTCCGCAGGAGCAGATGCTTGAATCGCCTTCCAGAACTCACCAACCACGCGCCCGGAAACCCGCGCGAACTGCCCGGCCGCGATCGCCGCCTGCACCTGCTCCGGCCACTTGCCCGCGAGGAGCAGCTCCACCCCGTCCGCAGTCCGGCGATCCCTCGGCGGCATCCAGTCCGTCCGGAGCGGGATGTAGATCGCGTCGTCGAGCTCGACAGCGGCGGCCATCCACTCTTGGACACGATCCCGGAGTGTCGCGTCGGTCAGCGCGGCGCGGAATGATTGGGATTCGGTTGGTATTTTCAGAACGATAGAACTCACTGTGTCGCCTCCTTTCGGGCGAAATAATCCCGCACGCGGTAGCACCGCTCCCGGAGCACCGCGACGTTGTTGCACCTGATGCCGGTCGGCGAATGCTGCCGACAGTACCAATCCCATTCCCCGCGCCGGTCGTCGTAGATCGGCGAGGGGCATCCGAGGCACCACTCCGGGGCGGCGAGGTTGTCGGTCACCACCTCACCACCTGCGCCTCGACGCCGTCCGCCGGGACCGTGTGCATCCCCAGGAGCACGTCGCGCAGCGCCTCGCCGGTCGGCGGCTCGATACCGTCGCGCCGTGCCAGGTCGTCGAGCGCTCGCCACGCATAGTACTCCTCATGCAGCGGCCCCGGGAACACGATCCCGCCCGGCACGATCCGGATATTCCGCGCCGTCGTCAGCGGATAATACTCCGTCCGGAACGACCACGGCGATCGATATGGGCGCCCGCTCCAGCCGTGGAACGATACCAAATCCCCGATGCGGTACTTCGCCCCGGCCCGGATCGTCTGTCGGATCGTGCCGTCCCGGACGCCCGCGATCTTCGGCTCGTAGGTCAGCGGGATATTCCACTTCCGAGGCTTGCGCCAGGGGTCAGTCACGCGACCACCGCCCGCGCCGTGCCTCGCCTACAGAGATGAATGTCACCGGTACCGCCTCCTGAACGCCGCGGCGGGCGGGATATCCCGCGGTGTCGCGGGCGGGTCGAAGACCTCTAGATTGAGGTGGATCGCCCAATCGCGCTCAAGCCGCGCGCCCTTGCTCTGCTCCCATCCAGGTAGCAGCAGCACCGCTGCGCGCGCCCGTGGCAGGAGCCGGAGGATCGCGAGGTCGCCGTCGATCCAGTCCTCGTTCGGGACCTCCGGGCAGTCGTTCTCAAAGTGCGCCGTGTTGAGGTGCGGCGTGAACGGGAACCACCCCGCCTTGACCGCCGCCACCGCATACTTCCGGGCGACCGCGATGTTCTCCGCGACCGTCCGACCATTCCCGGCCGAGTAGGGGCCGCTGATGTAGAGGATCGGGCGGGTCACGCGACCGCCTCCAGGACTTCATCGGGCGGCCACCAGATCGCCATGACTTGGAGCGAGAGACGGACCCCTCTCGCTCGCAGGAGATCCCCTCGCTGCAGCGCCGCACTGAGCTCCTGCTGCAGCGTCCGGAACCGGGCTCGAGCTTCCGGCGGGCAGATCCCCAGGCCCTTGGGGGCGGCGATGTCCCCGGGCATCATACCCCCTCCAGTGCAGTCTGTCGCGAGGTTGCGTCGCTCAACTGTTCCGCGTCGGTGACGATCTCGTATATCCCGACGGTAGAGTGCCGCTCCTGGCTGTTGATGACGTCGACGACATCCTCAGTAGGCATCACGTGGATCCGGCCCCCCTCGCGGAACGTCAGCCCGCGACCTCTCCGGGTCCGCTGGATCTCGCTCGAGATCTGAACATCCAGAAACCTCCCGGCCGTCCCGGGATATCTGCGGCAGATGGGGGCGCTGCTGCGCTTGCGGTAGACGAACCGCCGCAAGAGGTCGAGTCGCACCGACAGCAGATCGTCGCCGATGCGCATCAGGAGCACGTCGTCCGGGTCTCGTCCCGTGAGCCGGGCCTCGCCGGCGTGACGCAGCGTCATCCGAGCACCTCCACATCAGAGGTCGACATCCAGACCATGCTCCTCGTCCCGGTAATGTGGACGAGGTACTGCTCTGTCGCAGGGTAGTATCGGAGCACCTCTCCGATCTCTCCCGGCGCACCCGGCACCGAGACCCGCACCCGGGCCCCCTCCATGTTGTAGGTCATGGCGATCCCCTCCCGGCGCCGACCAGCACCAGCGACTCCGGCGGGAGCCAGATCCGATCGAGGGAGTTGTCCAGGGCGACGAGCATCTCCGGCGAGTCGGGGTCGTACTGCACCACCGTCCCTATCTGGCCTGCAAACTCCGGCAGGGATCTGATCTGGACTCGCGCCCCCGTCCAGGGGTAGGGGGGGGCGCCTGTGCTCCGGGGCTCGTCGTACTGGGTGACCGGGACGGTGTCGCCGGCGAAATCCGGGGCGGGAGTGGCCCCCCGCTGGGGCCTGATCTTTTGGTAGTATCGGCTCTTGATCGCTGCATCAGTGCGGACGGAGCCAGGGTACGCGGCCCGGTAGAGTGCGACAGCCTCCGTCGGAGTGGTGGCCCCGCACATAGCCCTCTCCTGCTCCGGGGTCCACCCCCGAGCATCCAGACGCATCTCACCCCCCCGGGGTGATGCCTCGTAGACTGGCTCCTCCTCCGGGACCGGTTCCGGGAACTCGGGTTCCGGCTCTACTACGTAGGTGTGGAGCCGCCCCGGGTCGGCGATCGCTGGCGTCTCCGTCTCGTAGACCGTATCTTGGGCGGCCATATCTGCGTCCTGCTCCTCCTGCTCGGCCTCGCAGGCGTCCCGCATTCGGGCGACCTCGTGCATCGCGGAGCAGGCATCCTTGACCGGGCAGAGGATCGCAGGGTCGTCGAGGTGCGGGCACCCGTCCTTGCAGGGATAAGGGTAGGCGCAGAGCGGTGGATCCTCGCGATAGTCCGGCCCGTCGCCGTCCTCGGGGGCAGACCCATCCGGGTCGTAATGCACACACAGGCCGCTCGTCTGCGGCCGGATGATGGTCGGGTGCCGCTCGGTCGAGAGCCTGAACAGAGCCGCGACCTCGTCGACATCAGTGATGACGATGATCATGCAGATCCCCCCGGAGAATCCATGCACTTTTTACAGAGCGTCTTGCTCATAAACAACTGCGAGAGTTTCGCCTGTGCCTTGGTCGTTTCCGCACCGCACCGCTCGCAGATCACGATATCGTACGGGTCAGAGGCCTCCGATTTGGGCGGTGCGGCGGGCGGCTTGATACACGTCCTGACCGCTGCCGCCGCCTGCTCTGCAGGAGTGGGCGCGGGCATCCGCTCGGGGAGCGGGGAGACCCGATCGAGGGTCACGGACGGAGAGGTCTTCGCGGGCTCCACGGGCGACGGGATCGAGGTCGGGGTCCCGACGTCCGGTATTTGAGGAGTTTGCGGCCGAATATCACGACCGCATCGTCGATATCCCGCTCGGCCTCGACGTGCCCGGCAATGGAAAACGTGACGGTGCTCCCGTTTTCCAACGGAAGCGTCGCTCCGATGATGACCTCTTTCGGGGCGAAGGTCATGCCTGCACCTCCTTTTGGGCGTTCCACCACTCGCCAAAGTGCTCGACGCACAGCACCCGGTCGGTGTGCGGCTTGGTCTTCTCGCGGATCTCCTCCGGCACCGGGACCCCGCAGACCTCGCAGCATATCGGGGTCGCCTGGGGCACCTCGCCGACGTAGCGCGGGGCGCGGTCGCCAGTGTCGATCTCTTCGGGAGAGTAGAGCCCGGAGATCGAGAACGCCCTACGGAGCGCGTGCGCCTCGGCGACCTTCTGAATCATCGTCCGGGGCTTGTCCCGCCAGAGGTTCTTGCCGGTGGAGTACTCGGAGGCATAGACTTCGACCTCGAACGGGTGGCTCATGTCCTTGCGGTGGACTCTGCACCATCCGATGAGTTCGTTATCCTCGATGCGCGATCCCGACTGGATGCCGTCGAACTGCCCCGAGCGGTGCGCGATCGCGAGATATCCGTCGCGGCCGCAGAAGATTTGCGCGGGACTGTCGCCATACTTGACGAGCCATATCTGCCGCGCGAACGGGTCGAGCTGGTACTTCCGGGCGAGTTCGATCATCACGCCGAACTCGTTGTCATTCGCCCCTTTCGCGAACATGTCGCGGATGAGCCGGAGTTTCTCGCGGTCGTAGGTTGCCGGGGTCGCGGGAGCGGTGGTCGCAGGTAGGTCTGACATCAGTCCACCTCCGGCGCATACGCGCTTGATAGGTCGATCGGCGCAACGGATGTGAACCGGTCGCCAAGTGCATCCATCAGGATCAGGAGCGTCTTCCCGGGCTGCTCATCGCCGAAACGGACGAGCACCACTTTCTCGGTGCCGATCCGCTCCGCGAGGGCACATGCCTCCTTGAGGCGGTCGAGTGAGTATCCCCCGATGATCTCTGGGGCGTCTGGCGAGAGCGTCCCGACTACGTGCCCGGCGCCGACGGTGTTGCCGGCATTGGTGACCACTGACACAAATTTGGCGTCGTCGATAACCCACGGCGCCCCACCACACCCGTGCAGATCGGCGGGGAGCAGGGCGTCGAGGTAACTAAAATCCTGCCGCATCTACTCCACCTCCACAGGGAGTACCGCGATGCATCCCATCTGCCGGTCGCCGAACCGTGTCTCTCTGTCAAGACCGATCAGGAGCAGGTGCGTTTTCCCGTCGCGCTCGATGCTGCCGATCTCCACATCATCGTAGCCGCATGTCCGGAGCGCCTCGGCCGCCCGGATGACAGTCTCGATCCGATACTCGCCGACGTGGTGCGTCTGGTCGCCGTCCTCGAACACGGCGACGTAGAACGCGCCTGCGGGAGTCTCGGAGTCTGCGAAGGTGCCGCAGGGGAGTGCGGGGATCATGGAGATTCCTCCATCTTCCGCTGCGCGAACGACCGCACCATGAACGCATTGTCGATCCGGCGCATGAAGTCCTCCGGGTTGGCAAAATCCCCGTAGACCTTCACCGCGCCACCCTTGCCGGGAGTGCCGATCTCGACGCTGTCCTTCTGCGCGTCGATGTGGCGGTGGATGATCTCCTCGGTCATCAGCACCGCCCCCGATCGGCCTGCATCTCCTCGAGCACGCTCACCGGGAGGTCCTCGACGTGTCGGACCCGGTGGACCCGGCACCGCTCGCTCAGGGCCGCGGCTCGCTCCTCGCGCAGGGCTTCGGCGCAGGCGGGGCAAACATCAATGCTCTGTGTCTCGGCGCCGCAGGAGCGGCAGAGCCGCACCCGCCCGTGCAGGAGATCGTCGTTCGCCGGCGCGTTTTCGAGCGTGCGAACAAATATATTCTCAGAGGACGATACTCTTCTGTCGCCCGCGCCCTCTTGGGGGTTAGCGCGTCCGGATTGCGGGGCGGCACTCAAAATCTCACTCATTTTCTCTCTCCTTGATTCTGATCAGACCCTCGGATTTCAGGTAATCGCCGATTTTCAGCGGGAATCCGAGGGTGCGTTCGTATTCCGATTCAACAGCCCTGATAGCCTCCGGGCTGACTTCAAGCGGTTCTGGCTGGCAACTCATAGCCAATCTCCTTCGCGAGTACTCTCCGGACCATGTCCGTGCGGCTCTCGTAGTCCCGCAATTTCCATGCTCTGTCGAGCACCTTTACCATATCAGGAGGCAGATAGACGTTCACCATCTTGAGCCCTCCCGACTGATTTTCCTTGTTCACGTATTCACCATAATACAATATGACAGTAGCATATATAAGCATTGCTATTCTTAGTATTACGTGCATTATAGATATTAGTAATATTACGGTGTTTTATGGGGCCGCACCCCCGCGGGTGCGTGGATTGAAATCATACTCTATTGACTCAGGACAATTCCCCGGCCTCCGGGGATGAACCGACACCTATATATAGGTGTATATCTAATAGATATATTGTAGGATGTGAATGAGAATGGAGAGAAACGAGAAGGGAGCGTATCTTCTGAACCCGGCCGAGGTCGCCGGGGAGCACGTCGCAATATACACTCGGTACAACGGCGGGTGGATCAAGTCTGTTGAGAGCCTCGACAAGAGCCAGACGAGCGGCTACTCCCTGGTCGGGAAGTTCCTAAAATCCGGCCTGCAGTGGATGGGGCCGGGCGTCTACCTGGACTGCAGCAAAGGGGGCAGCCGGAAAAATCAGAGGAATGTCTATACAGTATTCGCCCTCCGCGAGGACGGGACGGTGATCGCCCTCAACGACGACACGATCGTCGAGGAGGGGCGCGGCGGGGATTGGGCGGTCCGGCTCTGGCCGGTCGTCGAGCGCGCGTTCGCAGCGGTCGGGGGGAGCGACGAGCGTGCCGCCCTCCTGGCCAGGAAAGCAGAGATTGAGAACGAACTCGCGGAGATCGAGGAGAAACTCCGCGCGTTGGAGAGGTCATAGGAGAGGAACGAAACATGGCTCGATACGATGGAGATGAGCTCACCCCGCAGGTGAGAACTATAGACGGCGAAGTGTACAGGCAATTTCATCTGACCCTGCTGGCGCTTGACGTCGTGATGCCCCCCAAGAAAACCGAAACAGCGTTTAAAAACGCAGGGATTAGATTCCGTGGGCAGAATGGCGCGTACTGGGTGCACATCCAGGATTGGTCGGCGGCCTTCGAGGCCATCGACCAGGCCATCGACCAAGCCCGTCGGGTAGTTCGGGAGCCAACCCCAGGGGAGAGCGATCTCGCCGAGTCTCTCCTCCGCTCAGGGGTATCCCCCCGGCAGATCGCCGACCTCCGACAGGCTGACGATCTCCGGTGCGCCCTCTGCGGTCGCGTCCTCGAGATCGTCGACGAGGACGAGGAAACGACCTGGATCGCCTGCCCCATCTGCAGCACCAGCTCGCCGGACGCGGAGGCGCACTCCTCCGCGCGGCTGGACCACCCGATAGACGCGGCGCTATAGGAGATGGTGGGACTGAGGGAGGGAACTGAGATGGCCACATCCACCGACAGCCCGGCCAAGGGCCAGGACATCTACGGGGGCGGGGATTGGTTCGTTGTCGGCCCGGAGTATCTCTGGTACATCCAAAACAACGGCATGGATGGAGATAACTGGGGCTACAACAATGTCCGGACCGGAGGGGCAGGAGCGATCGGCTACCGGGTCCCCGCATCATCCCCGATGACGGCGGAACTGCGCAGCCTGGTGAGCGAGATCGCCGCACTAATCGGAGGCGAGGGAGAATGACTACCTTCGCCCTCTCCCTCGACTACGACTGCCCCGTGGCGCTCTTGGAGCCCGACGGCGATGGACAGCCCCGCCGAATCTGCCTCGTCATCGACTGGGCGAGCGAGACCATCAGCGCCGAGACCCGGGCGCACGACGACAACACCCGATCTGAATACCGTTGGCGCGGTATGGAGGATGCCTACCAACTCCCGCCGCTCGTGGACGCGACGCAGCTCCGCGAGTGGGTCAATGAGGAGGTGCTCCCGCGCGCCGCACCGCTCGCCGAGACGTATGAGACGGTCTGGGAGGACGTCGAGCAGTACGGCCGGTTCCCCGGCCACGAGCGGGAGAAGGAGGATTTCGACGCCTGGATGGGGTCACACGAGCCGCCGCTCCACGACGGGGGCCTGTGGCGGGTCGAGGATTGGCTCTCTGGGGGAGTCAAGGAGATCGGCCCCGAGACCACGGATGCCGCGATCGAGTCGCTCGCCGACATGATCGTCGACGAGGCTGCGGCTGAAAACGTGGTGGTTGTCGCGGGGCGCGAGGCCGTCCGGGCCTACCTCCTCGACTATCGACAGGAGCTCCGCGACGCGATCCCGGAGCCGGACTGCTACCAGATCAGAGGATACGCTGTGCTGGAGGGCACCTCTAAAAATTTCGGGGGCACGGCGCACGTCACAGTGCCGCGGAAATACTCCGGCAAGCGGGTCAAGATCGTGGTGCTGGAACCCTGAGACTTCCCGGCAAATTTGCCGGGACGTTCAGAGGTTCGCCTTCCGGGCGTCGAACGTCCCGATCACGGTAAACGTCCCCTCGACGGCCCGCCGGGGCAACCATATCCCGTCGCCGTCCAGCCACTCGAACGTGCCGTTCGGGTGCTCCATCACCACGAGGAGGTGATAGACGTCGACCTCCTGGTCGTATTTGTCGACCATCCAGTAGCCGAGATCCGCGTCGGCGGCGTAGGTCGGCTCCAGTAGGTCGCAGGGGTGATATTTGTTCTGCGGCAGGCTCACCAGGTAGGCGAGCGCCACAACGAGCAGCACGGCCCCGATCACGGCGGCGATGCGCGCCGGGGTCCAGAAAGATGATTGAGCATCAGTCATGTGAGAGAATAGGGGGAGGGGGTATTTATAGGATTACCACGCGCCCGCCTCCACAAACACTTTCTTCGCCGTGGTTACTGTCGACCGGGTTGATTTAACCTGTACCTTAACAGCCGTTATACTGGCGGGATTCAAATCGCTTCCCCTGGAATACGTCCCACGGATAGTCAGCACATCTCCTGCCACAAATCCCCCTGTCGTATCTATGACGCACTGTCCCCTATTGGCATAGTTCATACTCCCCGACCCAATCACGCTCCCCTCCTGGAGTACCTCAAACGAAGCAGACCAATTCGTCATTTCGGACTGCCCGCCGATAGTGATAACTATTCGGGCGTTCGAGTCAACCTCAGAACTGTATGACGGTGGGACGGTGATTGTTGTAATCTCGGCTGCCGCGGCCTCTGATGCGAGGACAACACTGGTAGTGACGGTTTTCCGGGTCACGGTGTCTCCCGGCACATCCACGAACTGCGACCGGGCGCCGATGTTCCCGGTGAGGACATCGATTGCCCCAACGTTCGTGAAACTCTTCCCCCCACAATTCTTGTCCGCGTCCATCACCAGCTGCGACAGTTTCGGCACCGTCGCCGAATCCACATACGCCTTCGTCGCCGCGTCCGTGGTCGCCGACGGCGTCCCGAGTCCCTGCAGCGTCGCCCCGCCCATGTTCCGGCGGGCGGCATCCGTCGCCGCACTCGGCACCGGCAGCCCCGTTAGCGTCGAGCCCTGCATATCCACCGCGCCGACCACCTCCACCTGCGAGGACGGCACATAGACCGGCGCAGCTACCCCGCAGAGCGAGGAATTCCCGCGCTCGTCGGTGATCTTCGCGGACAGGATCGACGTCGCCCCCGCCTCCACCCGGACCTGCGCGAGCGAGAGTTCCCAGGTCTCCGCGGTCCGGGTCAGGGCCGGTGCAGCGGGGGTCGGGGCAGCGGTCCCGGGCTTAACAACGATGTCGATCGTCCGTCCGGGAGAGGCGTTCAGCCGCACCACCACCCGATCGATCCGGGGGTAGGTCGCGTGGGCCGCCGGCACCGCCAGCGTCAGCGCCGCATCGTTCTCGCAGAACCGGCCCTGCACCATCGCGGTCCCGGTCCCGACCAGGACGGTCATCGCCGGCGGGTCCGTCACCGTGACGGCCATCTCGTCCCCGTCCCCGTGGACGATCCCGTCCCGGATCTGCTTAGCCATCATCCTGCACAGGAGCGCCGCGGAATACACCCGGTCGGGGTTCTGCGGATCGCTCACGTCGAAAATGCCAGTGTTCAGTGTCATCGTCTTGTCTCCGCGTTATCTTGCTTCACGGTCCGGAGCAGGCTGATTAAGTCCGGCCACTCCTTCCCGAGCCCGAGCACGATCCGCCCGGATGGATACTGTTCGGTCACGGCGACGATCCGGGCCTGCATCGTAGCAACGCCCGGATACTCGGCGCTCACGATATCACCCAAATCAAAATCAGTCATATAGCGATACGTCGGGGTCGGGAGATACTCGACCTCCAGGGTCGTCGTCTCCCCGACTTCCGCGAGTTTCTCTTCCCCGCGGGCGATCAGGGCGTCGGTCGCGTCCAGGTCCCGGGCGTCGATGTAGACCTCGCGCCGACTCCACCCGGTCGCCGCCCCGACCTCGACGATCTCCCGATCCTGCGCCTCGCCCTGCCCGGCGACGATCGCAAGGGTCGGGGCGTCCGAGAGGCAGGCCCGGTAGCCGGCGATCAGGCAGTTGCCGAGCCGTGGAGAGAGCAGGATCTCGGCGGACCGGTCTGTCCCCTCGAGCACGTCGAAGAGGATCTCGTCCGTGTCGAACGAGTAGATCACGTCCCACCCGAGACCTGACTGGAGGGCGATGGATTCCAGGATCTCCGGCAGCGATTGGAACCTGGCCCGGACCTGCACCGTCGCCCCCCTGCCCTGGTCGACGAGCATCAGGTCGAGGCCCGGGATTGCCCGGTCGGGGTCGGTCGGGGAAACTGCGTTTACCTCGACATAGTGGCGCATGGCCGTCTCCCCGACGACGTCGATCTGCTCGTCGTAGCCGGTGCCGGCGGAGACCCCGTGCAGGCAGATCCGGTCTTGCAGGATCGCGCCGAGGTCCCGGCCCGCGACCGTCCACGACTCTGATATCTCTCCCTCGTCGGTGAGTTGCCCCTCGATACTCTCGATGATGCCGACCAGGTGCCGGCCCCGGCGCGGCAGGGAGATGAACCGCCCCTCCCGAAGTTCGTCTGCCCCCGTCGCATACCGAGAGATCACGGCCTGCCAGGACCCCGGGGAGCGCCACCGGCGCGTCCACTCGATCGCCTCGTAGGCGTCGATCATCGCCCGGAGCACCAGGGTGCCCCCGGACCGCTCGTAGACCCGCAACGGCTCCGGCGGGGTGTCCTCAGGTTCGAGCGCCGGCCCGATCCCCATCTGGAAGTATCCAGCCGCCGGGAGTGTGGTGCTGGTCCCATCCCCCCAGAGCAGCCGGACCTGCACATTGTAGGTGCCCGGGTGCACAGTATCCTCCGGGCCGAACGCACAGAGGAGTTGTCCCGCTGCGGCGTCCTCGACGGTCATCGGCTGCCGAATTTGCCAGCCGGAGTACCGGGTGTGCGTGGCGTGCAGGGTCGCCGTCACGCCGGCGAGGGGGAGAGGGTCTACCCCTCGTGTCAGGGTCAGCCGGTAGAGCGGCCACGTCCCGGCCTGCTGGATGCTAATGTCAGTCGGCATGTCAGATCAGCGAGTCCTCGATCGTCAGCGAGTAGTAGCCGGTCGTCGGTAGGACCAGGACGTCCCCGTTGCCGAACGTCACAATGATCTCGGCCTTGCACCGGTCGCCCTGCAGGTAGTCTCCGACCTCCCGGCGAAACTGGCAGAGGCCGGCGGTCGCGTCGAGGATCTCCAGAGCCTCGTCGATCACGGTTGCCCGGGTGAGTTTGGACTGGGCAACCAACCGGACCTCGGCCCCTGTCAGCACGAGTGGTGTTGTGGGGCTGCCCGGGCGGTAGAGGGTGACTCGATAGATAGGCAGGGTCGAGCCCCGTTTGAATCTGATCTCATTCATATCGGGTATACCTCCTCAAACTCCACCGCGACGCCCCCCGAAACGTCCGGATAGGCCTCCGCGTAGAGTTGCGCGAACGCAGCCGTCGCGCGGAACGCAATCTCCCGCGTCACATCATACTCTGCCCGGTCGAACGCTGCCGACACCCGGGAGGTCCGGAACGCCAACCCCCGCCCCTGTGTCGCCCCCATGCGGCCGAACCGGATCGGGAACCGGGAGATCATTGTTAGCTCCTGCTATAGATCGTCTCGATGCCTCCGCGCTCTTCCCCGGTCTCGGGGTCGGTCTCCGTCAGGATATCGGCGATCTTCACCCGCCTAACCTCTTCATCGCCCTGGAGCAGGACGTATTCATCTCCCTGTACGATCAGCCGGTCCGCGTCGACGCCCTCGACGCCCGCGGCCGTGTGGACCCTCATAATCTGTTTTGCTGTCATGATTTCTGCCAGATTCAGACGTTCATGCTGTCCTACCACGCAGACCAGACCTCCGGATCAACAGACTCCGCGGAAGCCGATGTCGCGGCCCACGCTGGACGGGGCGTTGCTCCCGAGCAGAGAGAACAACCCCGCATTCGCGGCGTTGCCCAACGCCCCGCCCCGAACCGCGGCACGCTGGCCGGTGTTCTGGTAGTAGTAATTCGAGTCGAACTCCGCCCGTGCACTCCCGATCGTTTTCGGGGCGAATATCTCAGCCCCGAGCGACCGAGCCCCGTCAGGAGCCGGGTCGTAGAGCGCCTGGACGTTCCCGTTCGTCGTGGGCAGGAGGTGTCCTGCTCCGGGATACTCCGCGTCGATCGTATGGTCCGCTGCGGTCCCGATCCGGAGATCGGTCCATTCCCACACGTTACCCTTCAGATCCCAGATCCCTGACTCCTTGCCGTTGAGCGACCAGGAGAGTGGGCCGGATCCCGTGAGGGTGCGGGAAACCGCGTTGCCATTATACCCGGGGCACACCGGGTCCGGGATCCCCTCGTAGACCCTCTCGCGGGGGTCCCCGTGGAATTTGCCCCAGTTGGTGTTCCCCTTGCAGTACGGCAGTCCGCACTCAACCTCAAGGATCCGCGCGAGAGCCGCGAGGGAGAACCACTCGTATCCCCCCGGTAGGAACCGACGCACGATTGTATACGTGTCGCCGGACGTGACCGGCGCCGGGAGCGCCGGATAGAATTCGACCAGTTTTGCAGCGTTCGGGTCGGCGGTGGTGTCCCCTCCAGTCCGGACGACCCGCCGAACGTAGGTCACGCCGCCCTGAGTGATGTAGACCCTGCGGCCGATCAGGTGGCTAGCATGCTCAACATAGAACTGTGTAGTGATGCCGCCGCTGTAGGGAGCGCATGTCCCTGTAGCCTTGTTTGCAGCTCCGCCCCGGTTCTCGACCGCGGTCCGGGCGTTCGACCAGTTGATGTCGGTCCATGGCACCACGTGCGGCTTGCAGGCGGCCCCGTTTAGCCCGGGGTTGTTCGCACTGACTGATCCGCGCGATGACCCGGTGGCGTCGAACATGCATGCCTGATACTTGTCAATCCAAAACCCGCCGCAATCCAGGTTGTTCAGGTTCTCCTGCGACCAGTATTTCGACCGGAACAGAGGGATCCAGACCTCATGGATCTCTAAGGTATTCCCCGCGCCGTCCGTCTCGAAGACAACGCGATTGCGAAGTTCGGGAATTGACCCCCGGGTTGCATACGTCTTGAGGGTGTTATGGTCGTATGCCGAAAAGCCCCGGAACGCATACGTTCCGGCGGGCCAGGTTGCGGTCGGCCCTTCGACCTGCGTGATGCCGGTCAGGGTGTTCCCGGATTTCCCCGTGTAGAGGAACACTCCGGACCCCGGCGTCCCCTCAAGACAGATGAGGTTTGGGGCGGCGGGGAGTTGCGATGCGAGCGTCAGGACAATTGTCGCCCCTCCGCTAGTGTAGTCAGCCGCGAGAGTCGTATACGGGCTCCCGGGCTGCGCTGGATACAGTCTCGGTAATTCATCCATAGTACATCACTCCGGGACGTAGATCGGTGTGATCACGGCCACCCGATCAGTGGGGAGGTAGAGCAGTGCCCCGGCGATCGGTCCCTCTGCGATCGGAGTGCTGTCCGTCGCGTTGCAGAAAATCGCCGCCCGTTCTACCGATACCGGGAGCGAGGGCACGTCCGACCCGGTCACCGTGACCTTGAACCGCACCGGGCTCGTCCCCGCGGTCCCGATGCGCTCGCACCGAGGATCCGATGTGTCGAGCCGGAGTAGATTGGACCCCGCTCCATCCTGGAGCTCGACATACCAGTGTTCAACCGCCTTTTCGATCATGTCCCTATACCCGATCTCCCCGATCGGGACTGATATCGGATCTGCCATTTTTCATACTCCTGTGTAGCGGGATGCATACTCGATCGAGACCACGACGCTCCCGCTCGGCGTCGAAAAGGTCACGATGTTCTCACCAGGCTGCAACTGCCAGAACGTCGAGTCTGGCGACAGGTACTGCATGGCGTTGGTCTGAGTGCCGTTCGCGGCCTGCAGCCGGCAGAGCAGGTTGCCGTAGGCGGTGTCGATGAGGATCGTCTGTCCCTCCAGGACATCCAGCGTCAGGGCGATCTGCTCCCCCGTCGAGAGGTTCTCGACCACCGGATTGAGGACAGGCCCGGGGATCTCGATCCGGATCGGGGCGGCGATATCGCCCTCGTTCGTGATGATCATCGTCGATCCCATCGCCGCGAACGAGGCCGGGAATGAGGCCGGGAACGCGAGCCCGCCCGTCAGCCCGGCGAGCGGCAGCGTGGTCGCGGCAGCGTCGAACCAGCACGGGTCCGGCGCCTGCAGGTCCACGACCACCTCCTGCCAGACCCGGCCCTGTGCCTGCCGGCCAGGAATGAACGAGGGCGAGCCGGAGAGGGCCACGCACCGGAGCGCATACTGCGACCCATCCTCCTGCGTCCAGACTAGGGTGCCGAGCCCGTTTCGCGGGTTGAACGCGGCCGCGATCCGCCGGCGTTTCTGCTCGACCCCTGCCCGGTCGGGTGCGAGGAGGAGGAACCGGACCATCAGCGTGCGGGGCGAGAGCCGGACGGTCTGCAGAGTCGTGCCGTCCTGGTAGGCTCCCCGCCGGGTCTGGATCTCGATGTCGGTGCCGCCGAACCCGTCGCTAGAGAGGTAGTGGAACATCGGCTCGGGGGCGGCCTGTGACGGGTCTGCGATCACCAGCGTGTCGCCGTTCGCGGCGAACCAGGTCAGGTGCATCAGAGCACCACCTGCGTCCCGATGTTCCGGAGGGTGCGTTTCGTCGTGTTCATCATCGTCTCGGCGTCGGCCTTTGGGGAGTTGACGACCAGGTTCTGGATAGTCACGCCCGGCGCGTACCGGTTCAACCACGCCTGCGCGGATGCGGCGTTTGCGGACTCGACCGTCTTGTCCCCGACTTTTACCGTCTTCTGCGCGAGTTCGGCGTATTTCAGGATCGCTTCATCCGACCAGATAGTGTCGTTCCCGCGCACCACTGGTCGCCGTTCGCCGGTCGTCTGCGTGCCGGTGGCGGCGGTCTGATCGGCGCCCTGCTCGCCGGCGGCTGCTCCCCCGGACGCACCGGCAACCGCTGCACCCGACGACGACGCGACACTAAACGGTGATGTCGAGTAAGTCGGAACCTGGATGTCGCGGACAGGGGGTTTTGGCTCCCCGCCGATCGGGTTGCCATCCTTGTCATACTCAACATGGTAGGTGCGGGCATATGCCGGGTTAGCATCCATGAATTGGACGTACTCGGCGTGCTTCTGCGACTTGTCCGTCAGCGATTCGTTGTTGAGCTGACTCATGAAGTTCTCGTGCGCGACCTGTGCGTCCTCCCGCGCCTTGAGCGCGTTCTGAAGTTTTCCGGTTTCGTCGTCGAGCTGCTTCTTGATCTCATCAAGCCGTGCCTGTGCGCTGGAGACGCTCTCCCCGTTTAGGGCCTTCTCAACCTCGACCTTCTCCGTCTGCTTCGCCGAGGACTCGTCGAGCGCGTCCTGATACCGATCCTGTGCGTCGGCAACGTCGAGCACCGCCTCCCGCTCCCGGAGGAGGAGGTTTTCGAGTTCCCGCTTCGCATCGGCGTCGCCGCCCGCCGCCTCTGCCTGCTTCTGCTTGATCTCTTCCCGGAGGTCGACAAGGTCGCGTTCTGCCCGGATACGCCGGATATCGGCCCGTTCGACGTCGCGATCGGCGTCCTTGATCTTGTCTTCGATCCCAAGCGCCTTGTCGATCGTCTCCTTGAGTGCGTCGTACTCTTTCTGCAGGTTCGTGACCGTCCGCTGATGACCTGCGACGGCCTTGCTGGCCTGTTCGTAGGCAGTCTTCGCCCCATCCGCGAGCCGGCGGGTCTGGAGTTCGGTATCCCGGATTGCCTGCGCCGCCCGGTTCTCGGCGAGTTTCAGGTCGAGCGCGGAGAGCGCCGCGTCCTTCTCCGCCTGCGTCAGGTTGCCGATCGCAACGGTGCCGTCCTCAATCGCTTCGGTCGTGTCTTCAAACTCGCGGGTGAGGTCGCCGGTCGCGAGTTTGTGCCAGCCAGTCGCTTCGGTTGCCCGCCGGGTCGCGAGCGTACCCCGGTCGGTAACGACCGTCTGCGCCTTGATCCGATCGATGTCGGCGAGGATCTGCTGCTCTTTCTTCTTGAGCACGTCGATCTCGTCCTCGATCGTCTCGGTGCTCTTCTTGGTGAGGTCGGCGGTTTCCCGGAGTGCTTCGTTGTACTCGTTCTGTGCCGTCGTCGCGTCGTTCGTGGACGCGATCAGCGGCAGGAGCACGGCGCCGAGGGTCGTCACCCCGATGATCGCCAGCCCGAGCGGGTTCGCCATGATCGCGGCGGTGAATCCCTTCGTAGCGACCGTAGCAGCGAAGGCGCTCGCCTGGTAAGTGCGGTAGAGGGAGATCGTCGATCCTAAGGAGCCGGCGAGGGTGCCGACCGCCCAGATCGCCGGCCCGGTCGCGGCGGCGAAAAGTCCAGTGGTGACGATCACTCGCTGCGTCCCCTCGTCGAGGTTCGAGAGCCAGTTGGCAAGGCTTGTCGCGCCCTCGATCGCGGGCATCAGCGCGTCGGCGATCAGGTCGCCGAACGTGATGTTGAGGGTCTCAACGGCGCCCTCCAGTTCACGGAGCGAGCCGCCGACACCGCCCTCCATCGTCTCGGCCATCTGCTGCGCCGCCCCATCACAGTCTTCGAGGGTGGCGGCGTAGTCGTCGAGAGCTCCAGAGCCGGCGGAGAGGAGGGCGATCATTCCCGGGCCGGCCCGGTCGCCGAAGATCGTCATGGTGTCGGCGGTGGAGAGGTTCGCGGCGCCGAGGGTATCGATGATCTCAGCGAGGCTGTGTACCTGCGGGTCGACGTCGGCGGCAGTCAGGCCATACTGTGCCAGAGTCGCCGTGACCTGGGCGGTGGGGCTCATCAGGGAGGTCAGGGCACCACGGAGTGCCGTGCCTGCCATCGAGCCCTCGATGCCCGCGTTCGACATCAGCCCGATCGCGGCGGAGGTTTCCTCGATGCTGAGACCTGCAGCGCTCGCAACCGGGCCGACATACGACATGGCAGTCCCGAGTCCCTCGACCGAGGTGTTCGACGAGGACGCTGCCTGTGCGAGGACGTCGGAGACGTGGGCGAGGTCCGATATCTCCAGGTTGAAACCGGCGAGAACGTTTGTGCTGATGTTCGCCGCGGTCCCGAGATCCAGTGCACCGGCAGATGCAAGAGAGAGCATCTGCGGGGTTGCCGCAAGGATCTCGTTCGTATCGAGGCCAGCCTGCCCGAGATACTGCATTGCGGTGGCGACCTCAGACGCAGACCATGCGGTGCTCGCGCCGAGGTCGATCGCCTGCTGCCGGAGCCGGTCAAACTGATCCCCGGTCGCCCCGGTGACTGCCGCGACCTGCCGCATCGAGTCGTCGAAGTCCGTCGCGGTCTTGAGCATCAGCCCCCCCGCGAGCACGAGCGGAGCGGTCACCTTCAGCGAGAGGTCGGAGCCGACGCTCGTCAGGGATTTGCCGATGCTCTTGAGGTCACCCTCAAACCCTTCGGTCTGCTTCTTCGCTTCCTCGTAGGCCCGCGTCAACCCGGCGATATCACCTACGATCTCGACGACGAGTTTTCCCGCGACGATCTCACCGGCCATCTATCTCCCTCCTGATCCTGGACCCATACCGCTGCTCGATCCGCTCGACATCCGGGCCGTCCTCCCCCTCTTCCAGAGGCGGGCTCGTATGAGTCTCGGGCACCACAGCCCCTGTCAACTCCCTCGCGTATGCATCGAACATGATCACCTGCGCCCACGATAGGCGATCGAGGCAGTATTCCGGAGTCCACCCATACGTCCGGCACAGGTGGGCGACGATCCGACCTGCCTCGATCACCGGTTTTTTCCGTCTCCCTCCGTGCCGTCGCCCTTGTCCCCGCCGCCCCATCGCCGGAACGCCTGCGCGATAACGACCTGTGTCAGCCCTGCGAGCTGCGGCCGGGTGAGGTTGGCCATCAGCCACTCGTAGGTAATCTTGGGGTTGGATATGTGGCAGATATCTGCGATCGCCATGACCATCTCGCCGTCAGGGATTTTGTCAAACCCGCCGTGTTCCTGCGTCGCCTGTGTCAGGGTCAGCGTCGCCCGGGCTGGCACGACGGTGAGATCGATCTCCTCGATCTCGTCGCCGTTCCCGATCCTGACGATCACCGGCTTTGGCGAGAGGGTGGAGAGGTCGATGATCTCAACCATGTCACACCTCACGCCGCCGGGGTCTTCGGGGCCTGCATATCGACGATCTCAAAGAGCTGTTCGCCCTCAGTCTTCGTGAGGTCCTGCACGCCGGTGAACTCAAGGGGGATCGCGGCGGCGGCGAGATCGGTGTCCGCGCTGAACGCCTGTTCGAGCCCCTTCGTCACCTGCGCCTTATAGACCGTCACCTGATAGGTCTTCCCGGCGGCGTTGGTATTCGTCAGCCGCACGGAGACGTACCCGATATCCGTTTTTCCGCCGGTTTTGAACGTATCCGATCCAGCAGCGCTCGTAACCGTGTCGAGTGCCCCCCGGAGCGCTGCGAGCCCTGCTAGCGTCGGTTCTATCCACTCGCAGGTGACGACGACGGTTTGGTCCTTGACCTTGCGGATCGGCGGGGTGTTGTCGGGCGCGATGGTCGCGATCTCGATCTGTTCCGCGAGTTTCACGTTCCGCGCCGCCCCGATCTCCGTGTAGACCGGCGTGGTCTCGTCGTACGGCGCTACCTCTATCTTGCACGATCCGAGCCGGATCGCGTCCTCGTTTATGATTTCCGTCTGGAATTTTGCCATGTTTATACCTCTAGATACGTAACGAGCATATCAACCGGAATCCAGTAGATCCCGATCTGCTCGTCGTGGTCGTCATGCTGTCCGAGATAGCGGACCTGTTCGATTCGTGCACCGTCCCGGACGCCTCGGTAGCCGTGCAGAGCGCACCGCACCGCGTCAGCGAGGTCGGCGACGGCGCGCCAGGAACCCGCCATGCAGGTATACTGCATCCGGGCCTGGACGATCCCTGTTTTGGCGTCCTGCACCCGGCTCACCATCTGGTAGGTGATCGCCGGGAACGTCGGTTCCCGGGGAAGGTGCATCTGATAGGCGCGGGCGCCGATGATCTCGGCGACACCAGGGTCGGTGACGAGGATAGATCGGAGGACAGACTCAATCTGCACGAGCCACCCTCCGTGCTATGATGTCCGCGACCGCGCCCCGGAACTCCTGGAGCGCGGGTTTTTTGTTCTCATCAAGCGCCGGTCGGAGGTGCGGCCGGGGCGCCTGGTTGTAGATGCGGCCGAGTTTGTCCGCGCCGACGAACCCGAACTCCAGCCGATGGCCCTGTGGCTGATCGTTCCCGACGATGACAGTGCACCGCTCAGGGGTTTTCTCGACGGTTTCCATGTGGAATCCCCGGCGGTAGGTGCCGGTCTTGTAAGGGGTGCGGCCGCCCTCCGGGATAGTGATCCGCACCTGGTTGAGTACCGGCAGCGCCGCTGCCCGGGTCGCGGCCTCCAGAGCAGGGCCTTTGATGTCCTCGGCGAGCGCGACGAAGGCCTTCGCAAGATCCTCGCCGCCTTTGACGACGATCGCCGGGTCAGTCACCGCAACCATCCCCCGGATACAAGCGCGGTGAAGAACGCGACGACCGCGGAGATGGCCACGGCGATCACGCCGTCCCGCCCGGTCTGCTTATCCTGCCGCGCCTTGATCTCGGCGATGCGTTCATCCTGCGCCTGGTTAGCTTCCTTGATCTCCTTGAGCGTGTCCTTGATCCACCGGACGTCCTGCCGGGTCTCGTAGATCATCGCCTGGAGAGTGGTATCGTCGGTCACCGCACCACCTCGCAGGAGAGCACGGTCATCGTGTCAAGCGTGTGCTCGGCGAGCAGGATGTTGTAGGTTGTGCCGCCGACGATCGCCTGGTCGGACTCGACGATATCGGGGTAGTGCCCCTGCAGGGCGATCGCTGTGGTCGCGACGACGTAGGTCTGGTTCGGCCCCCGGATCTCCTTGCCCTTAAGCGACGTGACGTTACACGGCACAGCCGCGTGCCGGTCTTTCCAGGTGGTTACAACCTGCCCGTCGGCATCGACAGTCTCCGTCAGGTATTGCACCTGGCAGAGGCTCGGGAAATGGCTCTGTAATGCCCCCATGAGCCGGGGGTCGACGAAGGCGGGTCTCATAGACCCCTCCGGAGGTCGGCCGAGAACGGCGTCCACGGTCCCGGGATGATCTCGATGAGATCCTCGTCGTCAGTCGCTGCCTGAGCACGGAGGCTCTCCGCCTGTTGATGTAATGCGTTGGCTACCGCTTGCCCGTTCGTCTTGAGGCCGTTGACCTCGATGTACTTGAGGATCAGGACCTGCGAGGCGGCGATCTGGTCGAGCGCCATCGCGGCTGCGAGCCGGACATCCTGCTCGTTGAGCGAGAGGAAAACGCCGATCTCTTCGTCGGTGAAGATCTCGTAGTCAGGATCGCGGTCGGTGCAGAGCAGCCGCACGGTACCGGTCGGGGTGCCGGGATCGTACGTGAATGTCATTCCTTCGGCTCCTTCAGGCGGCGGGGCCGGGGCTTGCCCTCGCCCCGGATCTCAGTGCGGATTGCTCGCAGTTCGTTGATGATCTCCTTCTGTCCGTCGATGGCGTCACAGAGGAGTTTATCTGTTACAGTGACCGGAGTCGGCGGGATTTTACCCATATCACCTCACCTCCGGGAGGGGGGGATTACGTCCCCGAGCCTGCACCGGTGCTGCCGACCGTGAACCGATAGTCCCCCTGCCGACCGCCGAACACCGCCCTGACCTTGAACTGGATCGAGTCCGTGTCGAAATCACCATCGTAGGCAGTCGCAGCGGTCCCGGAGAGACCGATCGCGTTCGGGCTCTTCATGAAGATCGCCGGGGCCTCGTGCCCGCGAAGGTGCGCCACCTCGACCGCCCCGCGACCCTCGGCCGGATCGGCGAACAGATACCACTGTGTGTGGGCGTTTGCAGTCTTGGCGAGGATCGGCGCATAGGGAAGGACGGCCTTCTTGAGCCCGCCAGCCTTGATCCAGTTTGTCGTCTCGATCTCCTGCTCACTGGTCCCGCCGCCACTTGTCCGGGCCTTGATGATGAGCGCGTTGATGATGTTGTCAGCGGTCACCTCCAGCGCCGGCGGCACGGCGAGGACTGTGGGGCGATTGAGGATCGGTTCTCCGCCGGCATCGGTCATCTCGCTCATCGCCTGGAAACCCTCCTGCACGGCCACCACGGAGAGCGGGGAGGTGAGCAGGTTGCCCTGTGCCTCTGAGTAGAGTGTCGAGTCGGGGCCGCTCGCGCCTACGATCAAGCTGGTGGCGAACTTCTCCTCAGTCCGCGCGGCAGCCAGGCCGAACCGCTTCGGGATGTCGGCAAACGCGCCCATTGCGTCGTTCCGGATCATCTCCCAGGTGAGCGGGATGCGGGTTCCGTACTTCTTGACCCGGAAGGACTTCTTCGCCTCTGCGAGCGTGGTCGCGGGATACTCGTTCTGTACCCCGACCTCAGGGAGTGTGCCGTCCCCGCCGGTGACCTCGTAGCGCTCGGCGTCGCGGAAGTCGTTAACCTGCCCGACCATCGCCCATGCTGGGTATGAGACCGGCCACGCCTTGTAGGAGCCGACCATCGTCTGGTTGAGCGCGACGCCCATCAGGAGCGGGAAGTCGCTTGCGCCCATCGCCTCACGGAGACGGTTCGCGCCGACATCTCCGATCTGGACGGCCTCGATTAGGTCAAGGGTTCGGATCACGCGCTGGTTGAACGCGACCCGATCGGCCTCACTCATTCGGCTGTAGATCTGCGAGACGGAGACGCCCGCTTCGCCGAAGAAGTTCTTGATCGATGCGTTTTCCTTGGTGATGTCCCCCATCACGTCGTCAACTGTTGCCATGTTCAGATGCCTCCCTTGAGGGCGACCGGAATCTCTGCGACGACCGCATCGGTCGCGCCACTGGCGATTGCTCCGAGGGCAACCCCATACTCCGCGCCCGCGGTTGCGTTGGCGTCGATGATCGCCGGGGCGGTGTAATACACCTTGTCACCGATCCCGATCGCCTTATTACTCGTCCCGTCGTGCCCGGTGACGGAGAGCTTATAGACCCCCTTCACCCGGACAGGGGCGTTGCCTGCCGCGTCGCGATTCTCCAGTGCCACGCCAGCGATGGTACCGACGACAACCGGATCCCCGCTCTTGGTCCCTGCCGGGACGGGGAGCGGGAGCGTGTCACCGGGGTAATAGACTTC